AGAAAAAGAAGGGTGGTTAACCAGCGAAAAGCGCAGAAAAGGCAATCGTAACGCAAGCAATATTTACCAGCTGAATGTAGAAAAACTATACCAATCAGCAAAGAAAGCGCTTTCTCAACCAACAAAATCTGACGTGTCAAAACCTGATGCATCAGGAGTTGACCCATCAAAATTTGTTGCATCAAATTCTGTTCCCTCAAAATTGAGCAAAAATAGGGATTTTGACCCGCCAGCTCCTGAGGGCGATCCATCAGTAACTTCAAAATATGATCCATCAATAAATTATTCTTCGTCGCAGAATTTTGACGCATTCAGCGACCAGCCCAAAAATGATTTTTTAACTCGTTATCCTGAAGCTGTGATTTACAGCGCCAATTTTCAAAAATGGGGCTCCGCTGACGATTTGAAGTGCGCTAAATGGCTATTCAGTCGTAAATGCGAAGTGTTTCAAGAGATGGGATTAAAAATGCCTAAAGAGCCAAATTTCACTGATTGGGCTAATGATATTCGCTTAATGACAACGATTGATGGGCATACTCACAAAGAAATTTGCCAGTTCTATAAACGAATTACGCAAGATGATTTTTGGAAAAAGAATGTTCAGTGTCCTCGTACACTCAGGGCTCAATGGGATGATTTAACCTTACGTTTGGCGGGTAAGAAAAAAATCACAATCGATTCCGTAGAGCGTGATGAAACATTCCGGCTCATCTGGGGTACGGGTTGGAAACCTAAAAATAAAATCCAAGAATTAGCGGCTATTCAGGCAAAGAAAAATGGTCTAGGTCGAATGAATGAGGTTGCAGGTTTAGCTGCGTGGCGAGGTATTTGGCAACAAGTCGCGGAACAAGTTGCTCAGGAAGTTTTGCTATAAGCGAGAATGGAGAAAAATAACATGAATGGACTAATTGTTATTGATGGTGTTCAAATTCGTCGAGATATCGCGGGGCGCTATTGTTTAAATGACCTTCATCGAGTCTCAGGTGGTGAAAAACGGCATCAACCATCGAATTGGAGTGCTTTGACTCAAACTAAAGAGTTGATTGATGAAATTTCAACCGCTCCTGAGATCACAGGAGCGGTTCCCATTGTGACCATTGTTGGTGGGCTTAACCAAGGAACGTATGTTTGCAAAGAATTAGTGTATGCCTATGCAATGTGGATAAGCCCATCATTTCATTTAAAAGTGATCCGTACTTTTGATGCATTGATAACACAGCAACACGGCGAAAAGTTAGCCGATAAAGTTCAAGCAGGGGTTATATTGCTTGAATCGATGGCAAAGAGCCTAAATTTCTCAAACTCTTCGAAATTAGGGGCGTATCAAAAATTACAAGCCATGGCAGGCTTACCCGAATTAGCCCCTGTGTATGCGATTGATGCACCAAGCGGATCAATGGATGGTTCAAGTCGTCCAACAGTAGCTTTATCAACACTGATTAGAAAACATCAATTACCTATTTCAGCCCAGCAAGCTTATAAACGGTTGGCTGATCTCGGCATTGTTGAACGTTTATCTCGCCCAAGTACGAAAACCGCAAACAAAATGAAAGAGTTTTGGTCTGTGACTGCGCGGGGCTACCAGTTTGGGAAGAACATGACCAGCCCTAATAATCCTCGTGAAACCCAACCCCATTTCTTTGAAAGTAAAACGGATGAATTGATCCGTATGGTGATGCTGAATAAACAGGTGAGTGCATGAAATTATTATTAACACCCTATATTCAGCCCGATCTTGGAGTTGTTTTATTGAAGCCTGAAGCGGAGTTGCTTGAGCAACTTAAACAACATTCTCGCGTGATTATTAGTGATGTACCAAAGAGTTTAGATAAATGGCCTTCTGGTGCATTAACAGGGAATGAACAGCCATTATTGAATAACAAGGACATTATTAGCTTTTTGAATAATGAAAAAGTGATCCAAGCTATGGGCGGGTTGGCATCGATGAATATGTGGATAGGCAGGAATATCCATTGCTGCCAGATTAACGATAAGCATGACAGTTATCATCATCAGGAATTAACAACCACATGGCATAAAGACGGTGTTATACGAACCTGTTGGTATCATGATAATCATATTCGTAATTCATCAGCTGAGTGGGTTGCTGAGTTGGCTCATAAAAATCGTATTGCTTGGATGGTAGACACTATTCGTAGTCATTTGAGATTAGATGATAGCCATTCGCTGACGATACCTGATTTTTTTGCTTTTGCCGTGATGCATAAACTGGTTAATGAATTACCTGATGCCATATTGCGCCGTATCCTAAATTGGCCTGATAAACCTAAAGAGCGCAGGGTGCATGGCGGTTTTCCTGAAGCTGATATTGTTCCCAATGAAGTAACAGCGCTATCAGCAATGAATGCGCGTTTAGATGCTATAAAACCCGTTATTAATATGACTGTCGATCCTGAACCTCCAGCTTCATTTCTTCTTAAACCTAAAATGCGTCGTTGGGAGAATTCCCAATGGCTTCAATGGGTAAAAACACAGCCTTGTTGTGTTTGCGGACAACAAGCTGATGATCCACATCATATTATCGGCCATGGTATGGGAGGCATGGGAACGAAAGCTCATGATTTATTCACTATTCCATTATGTCGGCAACATCATGATGAGTTGCATCGTGATCCGAAATTGTGGGAAGCCAATTATGGTAACCAAATCGAATTGTTATTTTCTTTTTTAAACCGTTCATTAGGAATGGGGGCATTGGTTTAACGTGTATACGGCACGGGGAGTATTAGTATGAGAGATATGCAGGAAGTTTTATCGCGTTGGGGTGCGTGGTCAGCTAATGAGGGAAATAGTATCGATTACTCATCAATTGCCGCCGGTTTTAAAGGATTAATTCCAAGCTCAAGACGAAGCCGAGAGCAATGCTCAGATGATGATGGCTTAAAAATCAATAAAGCGGTATTACATTTAAAGGTAAATAATAGTTACTTGTTTCAGTTGGTTATTATGTACTATGTGAAGAATTATCCTTTGCGTTCAATGGCTTCAAAACTCGGTATTTCTCATAATGAAGTGGCTAAGCGATTGCAGACAGCGGAGGGATTTATTGAAGGGTGTTTATCGGTTGATAACGTAAAATTAGATATGGATAAAATAATTAGAAAACACCGCATTTACAGTCTTGCGTAATTACAAAACACAATATATTGTGTTAATGATGGTTTTGATGTTACACCTCTTATCAATTAAAAACCTCGTGAGTATAGCGGGGTTGTATTTTTTATAGGTCTACTTAAGCTGATTTATAGTTAAAAAATAAAGTTTGCTATCTGAATTTTTCTATGGCTTAATAGCGTCACTGGTTTGGAAGTACAGACCTATTTATGTTAGTAAGTTTAAAGTTGTTCCCGTTTAGCGTTATCCTCGATACCTCTTCATTGTGAATTCCTTCTAATTAATTCCCATAAGTAAAAATACAAAACAAACCGCCTATGCCTTATGGCAAATTAAATAAATTAAAGGAAATTCTATGTCTAATACAATGACTGGTACAGTAAAATGGTTCGATGAAGGTAAAGGTTTTGGTTTTATTACTCCAGCTGATGGCAGCAAAGATGTCTTCGTACATTTCTCTGCAATCCAAAGTGATAGTTTCAAAACATTAGCGGAAGGCCAACAAGTTTCATTCACCATGGAAAATGGTATGAAAGGCCCAGCAGCAGGCAACGTGGTGGCTCTCTAAAGGCGCTATTACTATTCGCCTCTATTTTAAATGCCCTTGTTGTAGCAGTTCACAATATAGAACATCACAATTTGATGTCACAGTGAACAATCCACACGGCGCAAAATGTATCTTTTGCAAAAGTGTGATGACAGCTCAAATGAGTTGAGCATTAAATAGTTGAATATACAAAACCTCGCTTCGGCGGGGTTTTTTGCTATCTACAATCCCATGTTGGTTAAAGATAAAAAATTTAGATTTTAGGGCTTGAAAAATACTTGCTCGTTCATATTTATATTTTGGGTAAATAAGAGACCGCCCATAATTCACTAAATACTGAAGGAGGAGTTATATGCCTAACATTAAACCTTTTTCATTATTCCCAACATTATCTGATAACTTACTTTCAAACCGTTTTGATCAGATAGATCGCCTGTTTAGTCAGTTAACAGGCAGTAAGCCTATTGCATCACCTGTACAGACTTATAACCTGAAACAGATTGATGATAACCATTATGAACTGACGGTGAGTGTGCCAGGATATCAAGAAAATGACTTATCGGTTTCATTAAATGGTAGTCGTTTATTGATTGAAGGGAAAAAAGAAGAAAAATCAGAAGAAGACAATGATAAATGGATCCACCGAGGCATATCTCAAGGGCAATTTACGTTGCAGTTTGACCTCGGTAAGAATGTTAAAATAGAAAAAGCGGATTTATCAAGTGGGCTTCTGACCATTGCTATTGAGTATGAGTTACCGGAAGAAGAAAAACGGCAAACAATAGCGATAGAAAATAAAGATAAAAAATAATTGGGTTAGGTAACGTGAATAAGATTAAGGCTACGCATAATGTGTAGCCTTAATTGTTTTTGTGAGGGGTTTAAATTTCACTAATTCAAAGTTGAGTTCACAAGGTTTGTAAGTCGAACATAATTAGAGTGGACAGTCTGGTTTGAGCGAAAAGCGGAAGTTAAATGGTTAGACGTTAGCATCGACTTACAGAGGTCTAACCCAATGCGGCAGCTTTATATTTGTAAGATGCTCTTCCTCAACGACAAACGCCAGGCTGTAACGAGCCCGGGTAATGGCCACGTACAGCTTGTTTCTAGATTCCTCCGTTTTATCTCTATCGAACACGCCAAGGTCGCCCCCCAGATACTTGAGATGTTTCTCCGGTGAAATAATTAGTATGCGGTCAAAACCGAGACCTTTACAGGAGCCGAAGGTGTGACAGGTGAGACTTGGTGGCAAATAGCCTTTTCCCATGAGCGATGACCATCGCAAAACTTGAGGTTTGAATATATCGAGATAATCGTTCACCTGAGATGGTTTTATGAGAAAACAGCCGTAGTGATGGGCCATTTCTGCAGGAACTTCTCCCACCTCTGATTGCGTTTGTTCATAAATACCGGGATGAATGGTATCCGCGAGATCGCAGATTTCCTGAATACATCTGCGATTCTTCGCCAGCGAGAACAGACTAAAATTGAGGTCTTTGAAGTATTGAATCTTTTGCTCAGGTGTTTCCGGTGCCTTGTGGCCGAACGTGGTCGTGTAAATAGTTTGACGAAAATCGCCTACACAGCAAATAGAGTTATGCATTGCCTTACTGAGTGCTTTGATAACGTCAAAATCCCATCCAACCAAATCCTGAACCTCATCAAAAAAGATCCTCTGATAAATCTCTTTCAATCTGCTAGCGGGGGCATTCTTTGTTGAAGCGGAGATTCTTGTTGCCAGCTTCGCCAGCAGTCCTGTGTAAGCTTTGGTTTTGCACGGCGTCAGATAATGAAGAGGATTCAGCACCCCATTAATTTTTTCCCCTCTTTTGGGATGCCATTTCCTCGTACCAGGTATCAGGTGAGGGTTATGCTCGGTGAACATTGTAGAAGTGATTCGATCTGGAAACATGGCCGTTTGATAAGGTCTCACTAAGTCTTCTAGGTAAAATGAAAACAGGCCTTTCACAACAAAATCATCGCTGTGTTTGCCGTACAATTCCACAAAGCGAGAACGGAGCTCTGCCTGGTTGTTCATGGTGTAGGTGACGACCAATACGCGTCCGCCCGCCTTTATGACTTCAATGGCATCCTCAATGACTTTTTGGGTTTTTCCTGATCCTGCACCGGCAATCCAGAATTCATTAGGCAAAGTCGAACACCTCATCGAGGAAAGGTGGATACCTGAAATTCAGAGTGCAATCGAACAGCTTGATAGCTGAATCGACCTTGCGAGCGCCCTTACCGTTTCCCTGGACGCTTCGAAACCAGTCGATCAGAAAGTCGCGTCGCTTATCTAAGTCGACTACTTTATCGTAGAGGTTAAACGTCTGTGTCGATAACACCACTTTGGCGAAAGCGTCCAGCGTAACCAAGTCGGTTGCATTGGCATATATCATCGCGGGTTCAAGCGAAAACTCCTCATTTTTGGCAGAGGAGATAAGTTTGATATTGGGATAGGCTGCATAATCGGTACGCACTTTCACGACGTTTTCTTCATAGTCGCCATCGTTATCTCTGAGGACGTTTATCCGGGTACCAATTTCCATACCTACGGAGATGAACGTATCAAACCCGACTCCGCGCACGACGATGATATCAATACCATCCTGCTCGGGCAGGCGGTTGTGCTTGCGGTGGTAAATCTTCTTGAGTACTAACTCGTCTGACGGTCCCTCGACAAGGATGACTTTGTGCGACAGTGCCACGCGCAATGTGTCATAGCCCGGTAAGCGCTTTAAGGTTTTGACCACTGCAGGGGCAAGCTTATGCAGACGTTTGTATCCCGACTGAACCAGGCAGATTTTATCAATGCTCAGCTTGTTGAGCACATACGAGCTGTGAGTGGTAAGGAAGAGTTGTTTGTCACCCCGCTGATTTTCAATGTAGTGAATCAGCTTATTGAGGTTAGTGTGAGAAAGGTGATTTTCTGGCTCCTCCATCATCACCAAATCGATATCCTTCGATTTGTTCTGAATCGCGAGCTTAATCTGCACATTACTCTGCTCACCCTTGCCAATGAACTGGAAAGGGACATCATCTACTTCAAGTTGAAGGCTGGTCTGAATAGATCCCGCTGGTAAAGTGCTTGCGGCAATGGACAGCTTTTTTTCTGTGATCAAGTGGTCCGTATCCAAACCGGTGTTGACTGTCCTGACCTCACCTGAGTTGTTAAAAACCTGCTGATTCTCACGATAATTGAGGGTCAGCTTAACCAGCTCCTCTTTCTTTAAAGCGGTATTAAGTATGGTAGAGATATACTGATTCTTACCTAGAGTGGGGTGGATACGAGTTGGGTCGATGTATAACGCCCTGAATTTCTTCGCTACGGCTTTAACAGGATTCCACCCGAAATCCAGCCATTCCAGCTTGTAGAATTCGATCGGGATACTCGTAATGTGCGGGTTTGTCAGTAAGTGTTCGGCGTAAACATCCTTTAGCGTGTCATCAAAACGCACCAGCACAGTGATACCTTGAGCATCGGCTTTAAGGAAATTATTTGTACCCCGGTATTCAGGCACTCCCTCAATGAATGCCTCTATTGCCAAGACAGGCAAGTGCATGGCCGATTTATCAGAAGCCAAAAAAAGCTGCACTGCATCCTTATTAAAAATGTCTGGCGTAAACTCGCTGTTGAAGGGACGGCCCCGATAGCTGTAATTCAGTACGATTTCTAGGGCTTCCAGAATAGTACTTTTACCGGCGTTGTTATCACCTACAAAGATATTTACGTCATCGTTGAATTCAAAATGTTCATCTTTGAATTTCTTGAAATTGGTAAGCTTAATCGATTTAACCCGCACTCTAAGTCCCTCAAGATACTGTCAAATGATACCTCTTAAAGATATTAACTCACCGATATACCTGTGTCCACATGCAGGCTCGTTGTCCCCTTAAATCCTGCAGGCACTGAAGTGGTGGTCGACATAAATAGGCCAAGATATGAGAGCTGTTCTTGGACAACTTAAAGTCTGCTTTTGGCACTGTGCGGACTATCTGATTAGATTTAGCCTCAAATCATAGTAATATTAGATCGAATCTGATCATATACATCTAAATTATAGGTATGAAAGAATTTCTCAACACAAAATAAAAAAATGCCGATACGCTAGGAGTCATATCGGCATATAAAATAAACGCAAGAAGCAATGTAAGTCATGTCGTACTAATTCGTATCAAACCTGTCAATTTGATACATATGTAATGATAATTATTCTCATTATTATATTCAACCCTAAATTAAATAAGGTTACTTTGTAGCCTTTTCGTTTACGCCGACCACAGAATCAATACCCACTTATAGCGTTCACACAAGAGCTGTGAGTCGGCACCTTTTAATAGGGTTTCATTCTTGATAGCACACACAAGTGCTTTTATTGCAAAAATAAAGTTTGCTATCTGAATTTTTCTATGGCTTAATAACGTCACTGGTTTGGAAGTACAGGCCTATTTATGTTAGTCAGTTTAAAGTTGTTCACCGTTTAGCGTTATCCTCGATACCACTTCATTGCGAATTCCTTCTAATTAATTCCCATAAGTAAAAATAAAAAACAAACCCTCATATGCCTTATGGCAAATTAAATAAATTAAAGGAAATTCTATGTCTAATACAATGACTGGTTCAGTAAAATGGTTTAACGATGATAAAGGTTTTGGTTTCATCACTCCTAAAGATGGAAGTAAAGATGTATTTGTACATTACTCTGCAATTCAGAGTGATGACTTCAAATCTCTGATGGAAGGCCAAGAAGTTTCATTTACCATTGAAAATGGTATGAAAGGCCCAGCAGCAGGCAACGTGGTGGCTCTCTAAAGGCGCTATTACTATTCGCCTCTATTTTAAATGCCCTTGTTGTAGCGGTTCACAATATAGAACATCACAATTTGATGTTACAGTGAACAATCCACACGGCGCAAAATGTATTTTTTGTAAGACTGTGATGGCTGCTCAAATGAGTTAAGCGTTAAATAGTTGAATATATAGAACCTCGCTTTGGCGAGGTTTTTTTGTTGCTTAAATTTAAATATGATCCCTTTATATTTTAAAACGTACATATTCATTAGTGTGTGGTAAACTTAGGAAAGTAAACATACCTCATTGCTATCAACAGCAAACCTTGCATTTGCAAGTTTTTATCGAAAATAGATGCGGTATCTAAAGGAATGACTTCCTAAGGAGATGCCTATGAATTGGTCTGCGCTATTACACCGAATCCCCGCTTTTTTACGGAATGTAATTATCATTGCTTTATTGCTCTTAGTTGCATTTGTGATAGTTCGTTGGTTCAGGTAAATTCATTCCGCCATTAGCTTAACTGGGAGAGTATTTAGTTTTATTTAAACTAAAAGTCGAGGTTCGATACCTTGATGGGGCCTAATTAAATATAAAGCTTCTCATCTATTTTTTATTTTAATCTATAGAAAACTTGATATTAGGAGCATAAACTCTTAGGAGTTATTATGACAGGACTAAATCAAACAAAAGTAATTAGTCGAGTTTTACAATGGATTAGTAGTGTTGGCCTGATATTGCTTGCAATTATTTTAATAATTTTTTTAGTTAAAGAAACTATTATCCTTGCTAATTTATTGTTTACAGTTAGTGATCCAGTTTCAATTTATTTATTAGTTGATGGACTTATCATTTACTTTCTTTATTTTGAATTTATTGCATTAATTATTAAATATTTTCAGTCGAATTATCACTTTCCATTGCAATATTTTATTTATATTGCAATAACTGCGGTAATTAGGTTAATTGTTGTTGAACATAAAAATCCTCAGTTACTTATTGTTTACTCAGGAACGATACTGCTACTTGTTATTGCATTATATATTTCTAGTGCTGAAAGATTGAAACCTAATTAAAATTATAAAAGTAGTAAAAAAAGCATAATCTTACTAATATGAATACAGTTATGATTTACTATAATCAGATTATATGAAAGTTTCATATGAGGTAGTAAGAATGTTTAACTCTGTTACAGATATTCACAAAAATAATTTTGTTGGTAAAAAAATTATTGTAGGGATTAGCACTTGTTTATTAGGGAATAATGTTAGGTTTGATGGTGGTCATAAGCGCTTTCATCTTGCCGTAGATGAACTATCTGATTATTTTGAATATCAATCGGCTTGTCCTGAGATGGCTATTGGTTTACCTACACCAAGACCCGCACTAAGATTAGTTAAATCAAATTCAGGAGAAATTGCATTAAAATTTAGTAACGGGAGTGAAGGTGATTTAACTGAAAAGATGAATCGGTATTCTGTTGAGTATTTAGAGAAATTTAATCAGTTTAGTGGGTATATTGTTTGTGCAAAATCACCAAGTTGTGGATTAGAGCGTGTTCGTGTATATGATCCTATTGGTAATGGTAATCGGAAAGCAGGGACGGGTATTTTTACAGAAAATCTGAAAAAAATGATGCCTTGGTTACCAATAGAGGAAGATGGACGATTGAATGATCCTCATATAAGAGAAAATTTTGTTATACGTGTATTTGCACTGGATGAGTTGAATGAATTGAGAATGAACGCATTTACTCGTCAGTCTTTAATCGATTTCCATACAAGATATAAACTGCTCTTATTGGCTCATTCACAACCTCTTTATAGAGAGTTAGGTCGCTTTGTTGCTAATAATAAAGAATGGCATTCATTGGAAGCTTTTTTTGATGAATATCGAAATAGATTTATGACATTATTACAGCACCAAGCAACACGACGTAATCATACCAATGTTCTTATGCATATACAGGGGTATTTTAAGCGCTATTTAACACCAAATCAGCGACAAGCATTAAGTCAATTGATTTTAGAATACCGTCAAGGAATACAGCCTTTATTAGCACCTTTAACATTAATTAATCATTATCTATCCGAGTATCCTGATAATTATTTGAGCAAACAGAGATATTTTCATCCTTATCCTCAATCCTTAAGATTACGTTATGGATTATAATAAACTTATTGATAGGAGAAAAATATGATACGTTCTTTTGTCACTTTTTTAAGTTCATTTATTCTTACTGGATGCAATGTTATTCCTCCGAGTGACATTAAGCCTGTTAATAATTTTGATCTATCACGTTATCTTGGGCAGTGGTATGAGGTAGCTAGAATAGATAATCGTTTTGAAAAAGGCTTAACGAAAGTTACCGCAAATTATTCATTACGAGATGATGGTGGTGTTAAGGTTATTAATCGAGGTTGGAGTCAAAATAAACATCGCTGGAAAGAAAGTATCGGTAAGGCTTATTTTGTTGATTCATCTAATAAAGGTGCATTAAAAGTATCATTTTTTGGTCCATTCTATGGTGGATATAATATCATCAAATTGGATAAGAATTATCAATATTCTTTGGTTGTAGGGCCAGATAAAGATTATTTATGGATATTATCACGTACACCGACCATGCCATCAAATTTGTTGAATGAATATATTAATTTTGCAACATCATATGGATTTGATAGTAACAGGATCATAATATTTTAACAAAAGGTATATAGTTGAATTTAAATACTATCTAATTTGATGGTATTTAATTTAATTATGATTTGAAAATGCCTATTCATATTATCCATTATAATAACACTGGTAATGATTATTTACACCTAAGAGCATGGGGATTTATGAGTTAGTGTTATCCAGGCTAGTCGTTTTGTTTTTATTGGTGAATAAAATGTGCACTTTTCTGATTTTTTATTTATATCGTTCTCGATTTGAGTTTTTTGTTTAACTAACTGATTTTTATCATTATTAGTTATTATAATGAAAGTAATTATAAAAAATAAAGAAATAAGAAATAAAATAATATATCGCACTTGATTACTCCGTTTCATAAATATTATTTATTATTTTATGAATAAATTTATAAATATGTACAGTAATAAATAAGAATTACTATATTTTTATAAATCATCTCGAAAATCTCTTAATAATTTCTCTTTATATTAATCATTAATGGGCACTCCGTAGGGGTGTATATGTGTATGGAAAAATTAATCAATGTTACTTATGGAACAGCGGGCTTAACGGCATTTTTTGCCAGCCTCTCATTATATGAATGGGGATTTGTTATCGGGATGGCGTTTAGCATGCTTCTTGGTTTAGCTACTTATTTTATGACTCGTCGAGAGCAACGAAAACGCACTCAATTATTTGAAGAGCTTGTTCGTCATGTTGACCCACAAAACCCAACCGAAACGTTAAAAAGGCTTGCTGAATTAATGGTGAAAGCGCCAAAGGATATTTAATGTCTCTCAAACAGAAAATAGCGGCGCTAACAACTGCGGGAGCAACAGCAATCGCGTTAGTTGTCATTGCCCATTTTGAAGGTGTGCGTTATGAACCTTATCGTGATGTGGCGGGTGTTCTAACAGTTTGTTATGGGCATACAGGCAAAGACATTATTCAGGGTAAGAGATACACACAACAAGAATGTGATGCGTTATTACAAAACGATTTTATTAAGACACAACAGCAAATCGATGCATTAATCAAAGTACCACTCGATGACTACACCAAAGCCGCTTTATATTCCTTTGCTTTTAATGTGGGAACAACCGCATTTGCTCGCTCAACATTACTCAAGAAATTAAATGCGGGTGATAGAGCGGGTGCCTGTGAAGAAATGAAACGTTGGGTTTATGCAGGAGGAAAGGTTTGGCGAGGGCTTGTCAGTCGTCGAGAGGCGGAGTCAGCACTATGTCATGGAAACCTTTAATCATCATTATCAGCTTTATCCTTGCATTACTCATTACAGTCGCTGGTGGCATTTATCTCTTGATTGATAACTCATGTACTAAAGACCAAGTGAGTTTAGAAAAACGCTGTCAGATTGCACTCTCATATCATCGGTACTAATCATGAAATACGGGAAACTCTATGCCATCATTGCGTTGGTAGGCATTATTGTGGGTAGTTATTGGGTGATTAACTGGCAAGCTAATAGGATTAATTCACTGACAGATATCAACAAAAAACTGGCCGTGGCTCTCGAAGAACAGAAGTCTATTAATACTGACTATCAAGCACGCATAATGCGATTAAATCAGTTGGATATTCAATATACGCAGGAGCTAGCGAATGCTAAGAATGAAATTAGTCGCTTGCGTGATATTAGCGAGCGTCATCCTGAGCGGGTGTACATCAAAGCCGAGTGTCCCAAAGTCAAAACCACTCCCGCCACCAGCTTGGCTTATGCAACCACCGCCCGACCTACTGACACCGCTATCCGAAATTATTGGTTACTCCGAGAACGAATTGCAGAGTCAGAGCTGATGATTAAAGGGTTGCAGGATTACATTAGAGTGGAGTGTGTGAACTAAAAAAAGCCCAGCATGGGTGCATGGGCAAACTAACTAAACACCAATCAGTAAGAGTATAGCGAGGTTGATTTTAGTTAGTATAGCCTAAGTAAGTATATATACCAGATTGATAATTCTGATTAACTTATTTCTTACCTAAATAAAAACGCAAGATAAAAATAACCCTGTGAGTTTGGGCTCCCACAGGGCTTTCACTAGTATGAGTGAAAACAATAGATTACCAATATCGACTAAACCAATCTGTTAATAATCAACGCTATTTTTTAGAAAATAATCCTCTTGTAATGATGTTTTAATGCGTTGCGTTGTCGCTGTTCTCATACATTAACGATGACATGTTCTCCTCACATTGAGTGTGTAAGAGAAATCAAAAACAACGAATACCACCGTTTTGTTATTTTTTGGTCATTATCAGCAACGTCAGCTGTAGGTAGAAGAAAAGGCGTGACGATGGAGAGACATCAATATATTTAATTCTACAAACGTCATTTATTTAGTGGTGTATATGGATAGCCATCAGTTAATCGCTGGTGGCTTTTTTATACGCATTTCATCGCTCATTCACAGAGCAATTCAAAAACGTCGAATCCGATCACTTTGATATGAGCCTTCGAGGAAGTCAGTTATAGCTGGCGAGCTTCGACGGGCTGATTTTCTATGTGAACGAGGGTTCATTTCAAATGAAGGTAATACGTTATGCAATATCCAAGAGTAAGTATTAATGGTGTGTCTGTCCGTGTTGATAGTGAAGGTAGATATAATTTAAATGATCTTCATGCGGCCGCTGTTGCGGATGGTAAAGCAACGGAATCACAAAGGCCTGGTGCATTTTTGAAAAGTCGTCAAATAAGGCGATTTGTTCAAGCTTTAAGCGATGCAACAAAAAGTGCATCGGTTAAAGTGATTAAAGGTGGACTCAATCAGGGAACTTGGGCTTTAGAGTTAGTCGTTATTAGATATGCAGCTTGGTTAAAGCCAGAATTTGAAATCCTTGTCTACAACACGTTTAAAGAGGCTACGAGGAAGGGATTAGATGTTATGTCTAAGTTGAACAAGCTAGATCATGTCATTAATACCGAAACTAAAAATATAAGTAACTGTGCAAGGACGATGGCTAACTGGGGAGTTGGTGGTAGAAAGCAGTTACTACTAACAGCAAGGGAACGAATTCTTAAAGAAGCTCAAATCTATATTCCTGGTATTGAATAGCGATCCTTAAAATTGAGGATGTTGATTTAATTAATATCTAACGATGAATAGGCCCTAATGGCTTTTTATTGGAGTTTATTATGTCAAACAAACAGATTAATTATGAGGCAATAGGTCATTGTGTTTACTTGCAAAAAGAAATATCGCAGCTAATTGAAGAGAGAAGCAATCTATATAAAGAATTCATAGCAATTTGTCATTCAGGGCAATTTCCTTATACAGATCCAAGAAACATAAAAATCATCGATTTAAATAGTATTGATAAGCCAGCTAAATTGCTAAAAAAAATACATGAGATAAATCAAACTATCATCACACTAGCAACCACTCATAATCAATGGGCAGATAAGGCTGATTATGAACATTATGTTATTAGTAGTGATAATTCTTTAGGTTTTAGTACGTCTAGTGACGCTATATTCAAAGGAATTATTACCTGCAATAAGCAATCATCAATAGAAGCTGATGTTGTCAGAAATAAACCATGAAAAAACGCAATGTCTATGGTGGTCGCTGGGCAAAGGTACGATTAGCGTTTCTTAATGAACATCCACTCTGTGTTATGTGCCAAGAGCAAGGACGTATTACTGCTGCCACAGTAGTTGACCACATTACTCCGCATCGTCTTAAAGAAGCACTTAAATCAGGCAATAAAGAACGTATCGCAAAAGCCCAAGCCTTATTCTGGGACATAAAGAACTTCCAAAGCTTATGCGAACTGCATCATAACTCAACCAAACAACGTATCGAAAAGAGTGGCAAAGTCATTGGCTGTAATGCGGATGGCATTCCACTCGATCCCAATTCTCATTGGCATCAATAACACCATGAATACAGGGTGGGGCGGGGTAAAAGTTCAAACACTTTCGCCCTGATTACCTAGCGCCCTCATTTGTGTGCACAACCGCGAAATGAAAAGTTTTTTTCTGGGAGGTTCCGATGGCAGGAAGACGCCCGAAACCGACCCACTTGAAGGTGGTCACCGGTAATCCGGGAAAACGAAAACTCAACGATAAAGAACCCCAGCCTAAACGTGAAATTCCAAGCCCACCCGAACATTTAACGGATTGGGGGAAAATGGCGTGGGCAAAATTAACCTTACTACTCGATGGAATGGGCGTTTTAACCGTGGCTGACACGCTGGCGTTAGAACGACTGTGTGATATCTACGCTGATATTCTTCAATTGCGAGACACCATTGCCATCGAAGGTCGGACATACACCACAAAAACGCAATCAGGGGATTTTTTAATTAAAGCGAATCCTGCCGTTGCTATGTTAGCTGATGCAGATCGCCGTTTTAAAAGTTATTTAGTCGAGTTTGGTTTAACCCCCGCTGCTCGTTCGAAGGTGAAGATGGATGGTGGAGAAGAAGAGGAAGATCCGCTCAACCAATATTTCGGTTGATCCCGCAACACAATATGCGCAATACGTGCATCAAGGCAAAATTTTAGCGGGGCCTGATATTCGCCATGCATGTGCACGTCATCTCAAAGACTTAAACGAAGCCGAGCAACGAGGATTAGTCTGGGATGTCGAGGCCGTCAAAAGGGTGATCGACTTTTTTGCGAAAGTCTTAAAGCTCAATGGCGGGGAACATGAAGGCAAACCGTTTATTTTATTGCCTTGGCAATGCTTTGTGATTGGCTCCATTTTTGGCTGGAAAATGACTGATGGTACACGCCGGTTTCGCATGGTGTATGTTGAATCAGGCAAAGGTTCAGGAAAATCCCCGATGGCAGGTGGCGTTGGGTTGTATTGTTTAGTCGCCGACAGTGAACCGCGTGCCGAAGTGTATGCGGCAGCCACGAAAAAAGACCAAGCCATGATTTTGTTTCGTGATGCGGTGGCGATGGTTGATCAATCTCCCGCATTAAGTCAGCGGATCACCAAATCAGGCGGAACAGGTAAAGAGTGGAACTTGGCTTATTTGAAAACAAGTTCATTCTTTCGCCCGATTAGCTCAGATGATGGGCAATCAGGGCCTCGTCCCCATTGTGCGTTGATTGATGAAATTCATGAGCACAAAAATAATACCGCCGTCGAGATGATGCGAGCGGGCACAAAAGGCCGGCGACAAGCCTTGATATTTATGATCACCAATAGTGGGCATGATAAAACCAGCGTGTGTTATGACTATCATGAATACGGACGAAAAGTCGCCGAAGGTACTATCGAAGACGACAGTTTTTTTTCCTATATTTGCTCGCTGGATGAAGGCGATGATCCCTTTAAGGATGAATCTTGCTGGGGGAAAGCCAATCCGTCACTGGGTTACACCTTTTCTGATCGCTATTTACGCGAGCAAGTGACACAAGCCCGAGGTATGCCCGCAAAAGAAAGCATTGTGCGTCGGCTTAATTTTTGTCAGTGGGTGGATGCCGATAATCCATGGATTAACAGTGAAACATGGATGCAGTGTGAAAATACATTCACATTCGATGATCTTCAAGGTGAAGAGTGTTATGGCGGATTGGATTTATCAGGAACCAAAGATTTAACCGCATTAGCCTTGTATTTTCCTCGTCTCAAACGTCTTTATGTTGAATTTTGGACACCCAAAGACACCTTATTGGATAGAGCGAAAACCGACCGAGTGCCTTACGACTTATGGGTAAGGCAAGGTTTTATGCATACCACTCCAGGGAATGCGGTGAGGTATGAATTTGTGGCGGAACGCATTGCTGAGATGGCGATGCACGTCAACATGAGAGCCATTGCCTTTGATCCTTATCGCATTAAATACCTTGTACCCAAATTGGATGAGGTGGGGGTGACGGTTCCCTTAATCCAACATGGACAAGGATATTACAAAGCTAAAGATTCAGGGCTATGGATGCCACACTCTATCGAATTGTTTGAACAGCTCATTGATGACAAGAAGATTGAGATCCACACCAATCCTTGTTTGAGATGGAATGCCGCATCCGCTGTGCTTGAGGCTGACCAAAAAGATAACCGCGTCTTTGCCAAGAAAAAAAGTACCGGTCGAATTGATGGTGTGGTGGCATCAGCAATGGCGATTGGTGCTGCGGAAGGTGAGGTTGATGATGGCAACCTTGATGATTTTTTCTCTAACCCATTGAGTATGTGATGACAGATAAACAATATTCAATCGATTTGCGCACTAATCATGGTTGGTTTGCGCGTCTGGCTTCCTTCTTTGTTGGGGGAAGACTCGTGACACCTGAACAAGGTTCACAATCAGGCGTTATCTCAGCGCAAGGCTCGCTTGGTGATTCTTCTGTAAATGATGAGCGAATACTCCAAATATCCACGGTTTGGCGTTGTGTTAGCTTAATTTCGACGTTAACGGCTTGTTTGCCACTGGATGTGTTCGAAACGGATAAACAGGGAAATAGAACCAAAGTTGATTTAAGTCACCCATTGGCTCGATTACTGCGGTATTCGCCCAATCAGTACATGACCGCTCAAGAATTCCGAGAGGCAATGACTATGCAACTTTGCTTTTATGGTAATGCTTTCGCGTTGATTGAGCGAAATAAAGTGGGTGATGTGATCAGCTTGCTTCCTCTGTTGTCTGCCAATATGGATGTGCGCATGGAGGGGAAGAATATTATCTATAAATATCAGCGTGATCATGAATTTGCGAAATTTAAACAACACGAAATTTTTCATTTAAAAGGGTTTGGTTTTAATGGATTAGTCGGATTGTCGCCTATTGCTTATGCGTGTAAGACAGCAAGCACGGCCGTTGCGATGGAAGATCAACAACGTGAGTTTTACGCTAATGGGGCTAAGTCTCCTAAAATTCTGACAACGGGCGATAAGGTATTGAATAAAGAGCAACGTAGCCAACTTGAAGAGAATTTCAAAGAAATTGCGGGTGGTCCCGTTAAAAAACGATTGTGGATCTTAGAAGGGGGATTTCAAGCACAAGATATTGGTGTTAGTCCTCAAGATGCAGAAACAATGTCTTCCCGCAAATTTCAAGTCAGTGAATTAGCCCGTTTCTTTGGTGTTCCCCCGCATTTAGTCGGCGATGTTGAAAAATCAACAAGTTGGGGAACAGGTATTGAGCAACAAAACTTAGGTTTTCTTCAATATACCTTACAACCCTATATCTCCCGATGGGAAAACTGCATTGCGCGTTGGCTTCTAAAACCCCCCGAAGTGGGAAAATACCATGCTGAACATAACCTTGATGGATTATTGCGAGGCGATTCTACTTCACGCGCCGCGTTTATGAAAGCGATGGGAGAATCGGGGCTAAGAACTATTAATGAAATGCGACGGCTCGATAATTATCCTCCTCTTGAAGGTGGAGATGTCGCTTACCGGCAAGCACAATATTTACCGATTAACCAACTCAATAAAGAGCCTCACGAAAGTGGGGCTTAATTATTTATGGGGGTTCAATGCCTGATATTAGAAAAACACTGAATTTTGATGAAGCGGAAATCAAATTTACGGGTGATGGCACACAAGGCGTTTTCGAAGGTTATGCCTCTGTATTTAGTCATCAAGATTCCGATGGTGACATTATTTTACCCGGTGCGTTTAAGCATGTTTTAGATAAGCAAAAACAAAAAGTCGCTATGTTTTATAACCATCGAGTCTGGGAGCTTCCTGTGGGGAAATGGGAGTACATGGAGGAAGATCAAAAAGGATTACGTGTAAGAGGACAACTGACACCCGGTCATAGTGCGGCTCAAGATCTAAAAGCGGCAATGAAGCATGGCACGGTTGACGGGCTTTCTATCGGATTCGGTTGTCTGCGTAATGATTTTGAGCGGACACCTTCAGGCCGTATTTTTAAAAATATCTCCCTGTTACGTGAAATCAGTATTTGTACATTTCCCGCTAATGACCAAGCACAGGTTTCATCACTCAAGAGCATCGATGGGTTATTAACGATCCGAGATATTGAGGATTGGCTGAGAGAGTCAGCCGGTTTATCAAAATCAGAAGCAGTCGGTTTTATTTCCCGCTTCAAATCCGCTATTCGGAGTGAGTCCGATGACACTCAACAATCCCTAGTCGCATCCATTGTTAACCAAATTAATGCATTTAATCTGAAAGGATAGAATATGTCTGACTTAGCTATTATCCAAGAAGCCATCGAAGGATCACAAAAAAAGGTGCAAGAGCTCTTCGATGCACAGAAGAAAGAAATTGAAGCTACTGGCGCAGTTTCAAAGCAATTACAAACAGATTTAGCCTTAGTTCAAGAGGAATTAAAAAAAGCCGGTGAGCGTCTGTTTGATTTAGAACAGAAAGGGGCAACGAGTGCTGATGATCCTAATGCGAAAAAAGATTTTTCTGAGCGAGCAGCAGAAGCGCTGACAAAATCATGGAATGGGAGTCAGGCTTCTTATGAAGTGAAAACCTTTAATAAATCATTAGGCAGTGATGCGAGTTCAGCCGGTGTTCTCATTCAGCCTATGCAAGTACCAGGTATTATTATGCCGGGGATGCGTCGTTTAGTTATCCGCGATTTATTAGCACAAGGTCGTATTTCCAGTAACTCACTGGAATATGTACGTGAAAAATTGTTTACCAATAGCGCGGCACCCGTGAAAGAAAAGGCACAAAAACCAGAATCTAATCTGACGTTTGAAAAACAAACGGCAAATGTGATCACTATTGCTCATTGGATCCAAGCGTCTCGCCAAGTGATGGATGATGCTGTGCAGTTACAGTCTTACGTTAATAACCGCTTATTGTATGGCTTAGCGTTAGTGGAAGAGGAGCAATTACTCAATGGTGACGGTACTGCGGATAATTTGACGGGGATTAATCATGTTGCCACGGCCTATGATACCACGTTGAGTGCTACGGGTGACACACATGCTGACCTGATTGCTCATGCCATTTATCAGGTAACAGAATCTGAATTTAGTGCTTCCGGTATTATTTTAAATCCTCGTGATTGGCATGCCATTGCGTTAATGAAAGATAAAGAAGGGCGTTATATTTTTGGTGGCCCACAAGCGTTTACTTCAAATGTAATGTGGGGATTACCTGTTGTTCCCACAAAAGCACAAAAACAAGGTGAGTTTACTGTTGGTGCATTTGATTTGGCGTCTCAAGTATGGGATCGAATGAATGCAGTTATCGAAGTGAGTCGAGAAGATCGTGATAACTTTGTGAAGAATATGCTGACCATTTTGTGTGAAGAACGTTTAGCATTAGCCCATTATCGCCCTCAAGCCTTAATTAAAGGGACTTTCCCAACGTCTGGAAGAAGTGCTTAAGTAATAGGTCGGGGTAGGTAACTATCCCGTATTACATCATGAATATCTTAGATGTCATTCCTCTTTCTTTATTAAAACAGCATCTCGAATACAGCGGTGATGATCGTGATGAGCAGATTATATTTTATGCACAAAGCGCATTAAATTATTGTTTGAGATGGTGTGATGAACCGGCATGGAAATCACCTGATGATATCCCTTATGAAGTGAAATCGGCAATGCTCTTAGTGCTGGGGGACATGTTTGAACATCGAACCAGCCAAAGTGAAATTCCGTTATATGAAAATAAAGCAGTAGAACGATTGTTACTGCTTTGTCGAAATTGGCGAGGTAGTTAATGGATCCGGGACGATTACGCCACACTATTCATATTCAAAAAGCAGTATTAGCGCCTGATGCCATCAGTGGCAGTGATGTGATTTGGACGGATCATGCGACAAAAGTACGTGCAGCGATCATGCCTTATCAAGGGCGGGAATATTTTCAAGCCCAACAAGTACAAAGTGAGGCCACAACACGAATTATTATTCGTTATATCGCTGATATTGATACTTCGATGCGTATTGTATGGGGTAAGCGAATATTTAATATTATTTCGATTATTGACCCTTATGAGCGTCATCGTGAGCTTCAATTGATGTGCAAAGAGGGCGTGAATGATGGGTGAGATTAAAATCAGTGGATTGTCTGAACTCGCTCAACGAATGCAAGACATTGCCCGTAAAACCAGAAATCAAAGTGCGCGTAAGGCGATGAATGCAGGCGCTTCGGCGTTAAAGCAGGAAATCAAACATCGAGTGCCGATCCTTAAGGAAACGGTGCCTCATCGACGCAAAGGCACCATCAAGCGCAATATTCGTTCTAAAACGAAAGTGCAGCGTAATGGACAAGTCAAAACGCGCATTTGGGTGAAATCATTATCGGGTAAAAAGGTGTCTGCCTTTAAACAGGCAACGGGAAAAAGTGCGGCATTGAACCCAAATGATCCGTTTTATTGGTGGTTTGTTGAGTTTGGCACCGCCAAGATGCCCGCACAACCGTTTATGCGCCCCAGCTTTGAAGCGAAAAAGGAAGCGACGGCTAAAGTGATTGTTCAAACACTCAAAGAGGATATTGAAAAAGCAAGGTAGAGACCATGATACAGCAATTAAAAGAGACCCTTTCACCGCTTGTCGATGGAAGGGTTTTTTTTCAGGTATTACCCGAAGGCAAAGGGCATTATCCCGCCATTGTGATCCAGTTTGCCAGCATCACGCCTAACAGTGCGCTAGAGGATACGGATTTAGACAACTATCGTGTGCAACTTGATGTGTATGCGCTCCAGCCACAGCCCCTTATGGTCTTGCGTAAAAAAATTGAGACTCAGATTGTTGAAGCGATCCCATTTGCACAACGGGTGAATGCGGTCTTTGGGTATGAAGCGGATGTCAAATTGCATCGGCTTGTTCTTGAATTAATGATTTCATCAGATAAATAAGGAATGGATATGGCAAAGTCAAAAAACCATAAAGCGACGCCTTTCCTCGGCACGAAGATCTTTGTGCAAACAGGCTTAGGAGAGGCGATGACCGTGACAGAAGCCACGTTATCACCGGCAACTATTACCATCGCCAATAATAAACTGAAAGCGGATGACATGATTATGTTATCGGGACTCGGGGAGTTAGATGGGCGTTTCCCCATTGCACAGGTTGATGGCAACAAAGTGACCCTGTGTGAGGAAGTGGATTGGAGTGATAAAACGTTACCCACAGATTTTGCAAACGCCAAAGCACAACGCATTCAATGGTCTAATAATTTCTGTGCGGTAAAAAGTTTCAGCAAAGACGGTTCGACAACCGAACAAATTGATGTCACCACTATTTGCAGTGATGGCAAAGAATATGAATCCGGTGATACGGAATACGGCTCAATTAAATTGACCTTCTTCTTACGTTATAGCTCCAGTGATGTGCAGCGACTCTTGCGTAAATATGAAAACAGCAAAGAAAAATTTGCGGTGAAAATGGTCTTAACGCGAGATGAAGGCTCCATGTTTTATTACGGCTCTGTCGAGACAGGCATGAACATTGATGGCAGTGTAGGGCAAATGATGGATTCGGGGATCTCGATTAAATTGTCTGGCCGTGATTATTTGAATACGAAGAAATAACCCGTAACTCATCCACCTCATTATTTCTCATCTCCCTTCTCGATAAAAAAACTTAGGAGTGATTATGTCTAACGCTTTATTGCGTGAATTAGTGTTAAACCAAGCACTGAAAGTGACGCCTTTTACCTATTTAGACAACACCTTTTATGTCAAAGAGCTGGATGTTGGCACCATGAATTACATTCAGCGCAAACTTCGCCAAATTAAAATCAAGCTAGCCGAAGCGCAGGATATTTACTTAGACGAAGACGATCCCGAACAATTTAATGAGGCGATAAATCGTGTTTACGATGAATATGATGTCGCCAGAATGTTGGCCTTTAAGTTGTGTGATGAAAAAGGAGAACTGCTTTTTGATGCTGAAAATGAAGAAGATTTAAAAGGTCTTAATCGTCTAGGGCAAGGGTTCTCTAATGCAGTGTTTACAGCCGAAGCGGGGAACAGCGAAAAAAACTCGGAGAACGGCGACAATTTCAATTGATATTGTCGCTGGCATTGGGAAAAACCCTCGCGGAAATCGAGCAAATGCCCGAAAGCCACTTGTGTGAATATGAAGCTTTTTATCGCAAACAACCCTTTGGTTTATGGCGAGAGGATTATCGGATGGCACAAGTGGCGCATCTTATTGCGATGATAAATCGTGATCCGAAAACGTTTCCGCCTGAATTGATGGATTTTATGCCGATGTGGAAGAAGAAAATCACGGAAGAAGAGCTGTGGGATAACGTTACTGAGAGTGTATTAGCTAATCGATAGCCCCACATCAGTGGGGCTTAATCGTTAACCACCGCGAGACATTTTCTCAATTTTTTTATCCGTATTGTATTGAGAAAGCGCATAAACCGACCAGATAGCCGCAGGGATCCAGCCAATTAATGTGATTTGTAGGATAAGGCAGAAGATGCCAGCAAATGGGCGACCAATCGTGAAAAATTGTAACCAAGGTAGTAATAACGCCAGAATAAGTCTCATAAAACCCCCTCTATTATTCGAAATTTCAGTTTATCAATAATTAAATCAATAGCAAATAACAAGGAATATTGCATTTATTCAGGGTGAAAGTTTGCTTTTGTAGTGTTCATACCAAGGATTGAATTTATGGCGGGAGCATTAGGTAGATTAAATATTGATTTGACGCTGAATATGGCAAATTTCACAAATGCGATCAACCGTAGCCAGCGCCAAACAGAACAATTTGGGCAAAGTATTCGCGTCAGTCTTCAAGCTATCACCGTACAACAAGAGCGAATGGTATCACAAACCGCAAAATCCTCGGCGCTTTTTGCCCGTTTTGCGAGTGTCACCGCAAGTGCATTATCCATTCATCAAGTCATTAATTATGCTGATAGTTGGACGGAATTACAGAACCGTTTAAAACTGGTGACAGAAAGTTCTGTCGAGTTAAATAAAGCCACACAAGCAGTCTATGGCATTGCCCAAAAAACCTATCAATCATTGGATGCCACAGCACAAGTTTATCAACGTTTTGCGGATAATGCCGATCGCTTAGGATTAAGTCAGCAAAAAGTCGCTGAACTCACGGAAACTGTCTCAAAAGCCGTGGCGATTTCAGGAGCGAGTGCCACCGCAGCCCAAGCGGCATTAACTCAATTTGGTCAAGCATTAGCCTCGGGGCAGTTACGTGGGGAAGAGCTGAATTCGGTGATGGAGCAAACGCCTGCGTTAGCGAAAGCCATCGCTGACGGCATGGGTGTCAGTGTGGGCGAATTAAGGAAGAAAGCCCAAGACGGTGAAATGACGATTGAGAAAGTCATTCAAGCTTTAGAGCGTGCAGCCGACAGTGTGGATAAAAAATTTGCTACCAGTGTGACAACGGTTAGCCAAGGTTTCACCAATCTTCAATCGGCGATGACAAAATTTATTGGTGAAGCGAATCAAGGTACTGGTGCGACTCAGCTTTTAACCACAGGGATGACCACTCTTGCCGATAATCTATCGTTAGTGGCTAAAGTGGTTGAAGGAATTGCTGTCACGGCATTGGTAGCAAAACTCTCTCAATGGACGAAAGCTACTTATCTGAAAAATCAGGCAACATTGAATGAGGCCAAAGCTACATTACAGAGTGCAGAGGCAAACAGTGTGGCAGCAACCAGTGCCGTGAGGAAGGCATGGGCGGATAAAGAAGCTGCTACATCGGCACTCAATAGAGCCAAAATGGAATATCAAGTTGCTAGAGGCACTAATGCTGAAAAAATCGCACTCGATAACCTTATCGCCACAAAATCACTCGCAAGAACAGCCTCTCTAAATTATACACAAGCATTAACCGCCGAAAACGTCGCTCAACGTGCATTAACGACCGCTCGGCGTCAATCAACAGTGGCAGGGCGAGCGCTCAACAGTGTTATGGGATTAGCGGGTGGCCCTATTGGATTGGTGCTGACCGGTGTGGTGGCATTGGGTATGGGATTGTATGAATACAGCGAAAATGTCAAACAAGCCAAGTTAGAATCGATTGAATTTGCCAATTCCCTTGATACATCAACAGATGCGTTAAACAAAATGAGCAATGCCACGCTAGTGGCGAATTTAAGTAAAGTTTCATCGGGCATTAACGAGCAATTGGAGAAAATCGAGGAACTTAAACAACAGGTTATTTCCTTACAAGGTCTATCAAAATACAGCGTTGAGAGTGAAAAGGCGTTTACTGAACAAGGTGTGGGGGATTTATACCTTAAACGAGTATCTGAAAAGCAAAAAGAGCTTGATGCTGCGATGGGGACATATGCAGAGCAAGTTAATAACTTAGAGCGTCAGCGAGCCAATATGCAAAATATGTTGGCGACACTCAAAGAAAAAGTGGGCGATCAAGCTCCGGAATATAAACGCTATGCCACTGAGTTACAAAATGTTGATGCCGTTATCAATTCACTTAAGGCGAGTTTAAAGAGTTTAGGCATTGAATATGAATCACTCATTGATATCACGCTTCAGGCGACAAATAGCCAAGTGAATGCTGCCACGGCGATTGCTAAACAGATTGATGAATCGATTGAAAAATCGCAACGTTCAGTGGCAAAAGCGCAAGCCACAGGGAAGGCATTAGCGAAATTAAATGCAGAAGATGTATTGGCTTCACGCAAAATTACGCCAGATATGCAAGGCTACGATAAGGCCTTACAAGCTGAAATTGAGGCTCAACTGGTACAGCAAGCCAAACGGACGTATAAGCCCAGCCACAAATCAACCATTGATTATGCCAAGCAATACACCAAAATCTTGACGGAATTGGAGGAAAAACAAGCCTCATTGATTGCGGATGGGCAAAGCATTCAGCTGTATGGCACTACTTCTTCCTTTAATGAATACACATCCGCATTAGCTGATATCAAACAAAATAAAGATAAGTTTGATGCCATCTTAAAAATCGATCCCAAAGCGATTGAGACGATAAAAGAAAAAGCGAAAGCCATTGATGATCTGGCGCGTGCCAACTCGGTTGCGCAATTTGCTTATGATCGCAGTAAAGAAATTGAGCAGATGCAATTTGAAACTACCTTGATAGGAAAATCGCGCGCAGAGCAAGAAAAGCTCAATGCCCTTCGTCAGATTGATGTGCTGTATCAGCAAGCCAGTGTGGATTTAGGCGAAAAAGAGTTGGCGAACTTACAACGCAATGTTGAACTCACTAAACAGCAGATTGAGGAAGAGCTGAGGAAGCGAGAGGCCATGAAAGGCGATCCGATGGCGGGATTAAAACAAGGCTTATCGGATTTCAGTGAGTCGGCTATGGATGTAATGGAAAACGTTAGAAACGTCACCACCAATGCCCTGAATAATATGTCTGATGCATTAGCCGATTTTGCCTTAACGGGTAAAGGAAGCTTTAAAGATTTTGCCAATGCGGTGATCTCCGATATCACTCGAATGGTGATGAAAATGCTGGTTTTCAAAGCCATTGAAGCAGGCGGACAAGCAATGGGCTTTGATATGGGATGGATGAGCAAAGGGCATGCTTACGGTGGCTATACGGGGCATGGAGGTAAATTTGAACCTAAAGGGATTGTGCATGGTGGTGAGTTTGTTTTTACCAAAGAAGCGACGGCTAAATTGGGTGTCGGCAATCTCTATCGCTTAATGCATGCGGCGCAAGGTTATGCTTCGGGGGGCTTTGTGGGAGCGGTCGCAGGGCGAATACCCGTTACACCACAACCAACGTTAGCCCGTGCGGGTGGTGTACAAATGACCGTCGTTAATCATATTACGGTGACAGGAAATGGTGACGCTGTACTTGCGCAGGCAATGAAAGAAGCCGCACAACAAGGGACAGAAGCCGGTGCACAGAAAGCCCACGCGATGATGTTACAAGACTTTCAAAGTAATGGTGCAGCACGCAGAACATTAGGAGTCTAAATGTCTATTCTTGAATGGCCAAAAGAGGTGATCCCCACACAGGAAAACTGGCAATTATTGAGTAACAGCAAAACCTTTACCTCGCCGTTTAATGGAAGTAGTCAGACGGTACGCTTTCCAGGAAGTCGTTGGCGTTGTGAGCTGACATTTAATAATTTAAATGAAGAGAAATCGCGCCAGTTAGAAGCGCTGGTGGCTTCATTGGATGGCATGTCAGGACGGGTCAAAATAGCCAGTTGGATAAGAAAAGGGCGTTATGGGTATGGTTCGCCTCGTATTGCAATACCGAGCCAATTAGGTAATCGGCTAGAAACAAAGGACTGGAAGCGCAATATGCGGGTGTTACAGCAAGGGGATCGTTTAACTGTGGGTAATGAACTCAAAATGGTGGTGGCGGATGTGGTCAGTGATAATCAAGGCCGTGCCATTATTCTTATTTCGCCGATGTTAAGAACATCACCTACCGTCAATGAAATGCTCGAAGTTGAGCGTCCTTTTGGGGTTTTTCGTCTCGTTGATAATGAACAGGGTAAATTTCAGCATCGTCGCTTGGGGTATACCCATATCACGTTATCTTTTGAGGAGGTGTTGTACTAATGCAATATCATCCATTTTCTGATGCCATGGTCAACGCGATTAATGAGGGGGCTTATATTGTTTTAGCCGCCAGACTCGATTTGAAATCAGGCGTCACCTGTGCGCATACCGGCGTTGGGCAACTGATTATTGCGGGGGAAATTTATTTGGGCGTGGGCAGTTTAGGTGAAATCAGTCAGCTAAAAGAAAATAAGACAACCAGTCCCCCACAATTACAGCTTAAATTAGCCGGTTTTGATAAATCGCTGGTGGGAATGGTGATGAATGAGCAAAGTCGAGGACGCGAAGTCCGGTTGATGATGGTCGCCATCGGTGAAGAGGGAAAACCGCTTCTTGCTGAAGTCTTATTTGTCGGACAAATCACATCTATCAATGTGGTGTCTGGCGAAGAAAATGCCGTATGTGTTAATGTTTCTAATCGATTCGAGCGATGGTCAATCGGGTTACCCAATAGATTCACCGATGAGTCGTGGTCATCTCGAAGACAAGGTGATCGTATCTTTCGTTATGTTGCTCAAATGGCTGAACGGGCTATTTATTGGGGCAGCAAGAAAGATGCACCTGCATTTATTTATAAATAATCCTATTGCTTTGTTAAACCCACTTTTGTGGGTTTTTTGCTATTTAAGGTCAGTACATGAAACAACCCAACTGGACACTTAAATTACCCGAAACCATAAGGGCGGCAATGAGTCGCCCTTTTTCATGGGGTGAATTTGATTGTTGTATTTTTGCCTCTGAATGTATTTACGCACAATGCGGTTTCTCTCCGATAAAGCCTTATCTCAATCACTATAAAACCAAAGCCGAAGCCTTCAACCTGCTCAAATCTAAATTTGGCTCCTTAGAGAAAGCCGTATCACGCTATTTCAAATCCATTGAGATTGAGCGCGTTCAGCGTGGCGACCTCGTACTGTTTAAAGGTGAGGACGGTGACAGTTTAGCTGTGGTTTGGGCGGGGCATTATTGGGGCGTAACCCCACAAGGCGTGAAGCCAGTGCAGATTAACCCAATCAAAGCGTGGAGAGTGGAATAATGGGTGGGAGTGGTGGATTAATTTCAAAAGTCGTGGGCGCAGGCTTAATGATTGCAGGGCTATTTACCGGAGGCGTTACCTCGGCGATGGGGATGGCACTGATGGCAGCAGGCGTCGCAGTCCAAGTCGCGGGTTCGCTTATCTTTAAGCCTAAACTGCCTTCCATGAATTATCGAGATACGGGTGAACGCAAACAGATGTTACGTTCATCGTCTGCGCCTGAAACCGTGATCGTCGGAAAAACAGTGATATCGGGTTTGCTTTTCTTTGCCGAAGAAGAGGCGGGTGAACAAGATGAAAACGAAAAAATCACACTGACATTGGCTCTGGCAGGGCACCCCATAGAGAAAATCGGGAAGATTTGGTTGGGTGATGATCTCATTGAGACGTTTGGTGATAAAGCGTCATGGGAATTACATAACGATAGGGAAGATGTCGATCCCTTTATGCTTAAAAATTGCCCGTCATGGAAAGAGGATATGATTGGGCGAGGTCTGGCGTGGTTACGTGTGACACTCACATTTGACCAAGAAAAATTCCCCTATGGATTACCCAATGTGAAATGTGAAGTTTGGGGAAAACATCTGTTTGATCCTCGCACTGGGCAAACTGCATGGAGTAATAATGGGGCTTTAGTGATTTTGGATTATTACCGCCATTATTTAAAAGTGCCTGATACGGATATTGATTTTGACAGCTTTAAACAGGCAGCCGATTTATGTGATGAAAAAGTGGGTCTGCCAGAAGGTGGATTTGAGTCGCGATATACCCTTAATGGTGCTTATGATTTAAATGAGAGTCCATCCAGTGTTTTGGAAGCGATGCACAAATGTATTAACGCTGAACCGACATTTACAGCAGGAAAACACGGTATTCAAATCGGCGCATATTATGGGCCGGCAATAAAAACTATCACCGAATCACAATTGATTGGTACCGTCACTTGTACCCCTGAAACAGGTTTAAAAGACGCGACCAATGCGGTGTATGGCACGTTTATTGATGCCGAACAGTTGTATACAAAAACGGATTTCACGCCTGTAATTGTGGACGAATGGGTGAAAGACGATGGCTTAGAAATTCGGGAGAATATCGACTATCGTTTTGTCACCAGCCCTTATCAAGCCCAACGATTAGCCCGCCAATATCTTCGCAAAAAGAAAGCAGGAAGACGGGTTCAACTCACTATGAACTTAGACGGCTATGCTTATCGTCCGGGGGAAGTTGTGCTTTTAGAATTACCGGCTTTGGGGATTAGTGGACTGGAATTTCGTATTGCCGAATGGTCTTTTCATGCTTTAGAGGGTGTGGCTTTAACGTTGGAAGAGGATGGTGCCTATTTATATGAAGATGTGATTGGTAAACCGTTTGAGCGTCCACCATTTGTGAGTTTACCCACTGGCGGTGTTGCTTCACCTATTAATCTTACCTTTGTTCCACTTGCAGTCAGTGACATCGTGCAAGGTACGCTTTCTTGGCAGAATGTGGCGTCTGATGTGCGCTATAACACCGTCACTATTCTTCAAGAAGGCAACGTTATTCAATCTATTCAGGTACCGGCCGAGCGTGTCGATATTAACGGATTAGCGCGAGGAACTTATCGTGTTGAAGTTAGAGCAACAAATGTGGCCGGTGCGATGTCGGCACCCGCTATCAGTGATTTTGCCATTCAAGCACCACCGCCTCCTGAGCATATTGATGTCACCTCTGGCTTATTTAATTTGACCGTTGCACCGAAACAAGGCGATAGTGCTGTCTTTGGTTATACCTTTGAATTTTGGTTTAGTGAGGAAAAACTCGCTAATCTTTCTGAAAATGAAGTGATCACCAAAACAAATAAAGTTGGCCAAGGGAATTTCTGGACGCAAGAGAATTTACAAGCAGGGCATACGTATTATTTTTATGTTCGAACAATCAACAGCTATGGCAAATCACCTTTTGTGGAAGCTTCGGGTACTTGCTCTTCTCAAACCGATTTAATTCTTGAGGAATTAGCGGGGCAAATTAGTCGAGATCAACTCGCACAAGACCTATTGGGTGAAATTAACGGCAAAGCTAACCAAATCGATATTACTGAATTACATGAGTTAATGAGGCTAAATCATGACAAGCTTTTAGAAGAGTCAATGAGGCAAGGCGTGGCGATTGAAGAAAGTGAAAAAAAACGGGAGGGATCAGAAAAATTACTGGCTGAGCGGATAAATCAAGTTTCAACGGCAACAGAAGCACAGGCCGCCGCAATTAAACAAGAGCAACAAGCACGTATTGAGGGTGATCAAACCGAAGCACAACAACGGCAATCCTTAGCCACTCAACTTCGTGGTGATTATACCGGCAATGATTTATCGAAAGTCACCGCAGGACTTATCTCCGCAGAGAAGCAAGCGCGTGTTACAGGCGACCAAGCGGAAGCTAAAGCCAGACAGTCATTGGAAACACGGATGAATGGGAATGTTTCAGCGATTAATAAATCATTAGAAACCCTCACCTTGAAACAGCAAGCCCAAACGCAAGAGATTTCAACGCTCAATTCAAATCTTAAGGGGAAAGCTGATAGTAGTGCGGTTAATGCATTAAATACGCGAGTGTCGAATATTGATGGCAAAGTGACGTCCGCAACTTCTCAGGTACAAACGTTATCCAGCAAATTAGATAAAGTGAAAGCCGATTTAACGGAGTCTGTGGTGGTGGATTTAGATTTATCGAAACTTAATGAAAACACCTATTATCCAGTGATTTTGCCTTTAGTGACCTCTCGACGTTATGCCTTTAAGGTTTTTAGAACCTTAGGGCAATATTCAGATAATAAACCCAGCTATGCGACGCACAGCACCAAAGGCTTTGCCATGATTGTGGAATGGCAAGTCAGTGGTTCTGGATGGGGAACACAGTCTGAAAATCGCATCATTGATAATTTTGATTGGCGATGGACAAATCAATCTCCTGTGATGGGGCCCGCTCAATTAATAAATGGTTCCGTGGAATATATTTATTTGCGGGGAGGGGCAAAATATCAGTTAACTAAACACAAGAGTGTTAACCATCAAATCATCACCAGCACTTATACCAACAACAAACAATCTGTGGCACCGAAAGGATTTGTGGCGAATGATGTACCTAAGTCCAGCGAACAGAAAGCCAATGCAACGGCGAATGCGGTAAGCCAACTTGAAACTAAAGTGACTGAGATTTCAGGTAAAGTGACCTCGACCGCTCAGCAAGTCACTCGCCTAGAAAGCCAAGTGGGTACAAGTTCAGCCAAAATCGAACAAACTTCGAAAGTGGTCACAGACATAAATGGCAAAATTTCGGCATCATGGACAATGAAAGTCCAGCAAGATAGCAAAGGGAATAAAGTCATTACGGGCATTGGTTTAGGGTTTAATGCACAAGGAAATAGTCAATTTCTGGTCAATGCCCAAAACTTTGCAGTGATATCGTCATTAAACGGTAAAGTGGTGACACCTTTTGTGATCCAAAATGGACAAGCCTTTTTCAATGATGCGTTATTTAGCAAGGCAACCATTGATAAATTATCAGTAGGTAAAAAGATAACCTCCACTAATTATTTAGCGGGTAAGAAAGGATTTAATATTGATGCCACAACAGGGAATGTGGAATTAAATGATGCAGTATTTCGTGGACGGTTAGATATAAACTCAGGAGGAACAAAAGGGCGGTTAGTGATCACGAATAATACTATTTATGTTTACGATGAAAACAATCAGTTAGCGGCAAAAATAGGTTATTTAGGGTAGCGTATGAAGTTTATTGTTTTAATTACAGCATTATTATTGTCAGGGTGTACCTCTGGATATAAGAAAGTCGATTGCCAAGGTGTTTACCAAATAAAAACTTTTCATTATCAACAACCTGTATTGGTAAAGTTTGATAAAAAGAGAGAAACCATTAAAGGGCCTCTTTATCATGCTGTACCTCAATTAGGATTTAAATTCTTGGGTGGATGGGTATCTTCTGATGCCGTAGAGGATTTTTCATGTCGTGGGGAATAGAGATATATGAAAAAGGAAAGCCAATAAAAATCACAGGGCGTTCGTTTATTTTTGACCAAATAGCGGTCACTCAGAATGGCAGTAAAACTTATAATAATATTCCTAAAGGGCGGTCATTGGCCGCCTATATTGTAGCTAGAAACCGAGGATCTTATTTCACTGTTAAAGTCGAGAATAATAAAATTTCGTGGAATTCTCTACGCGGTAGTCAATCGATTAATGGAATTATTATGGTACTAATTAAATGAGTAAATATGGTGCATTATTTTTTAATCAGGGCATTACCGAAGAATTAACACCTTATGAATCAGCCGTATTTTTAAAAAAGATAAAAACTAAGCCGGGGCTAATTAAAATTATCGAAGGTAATAATAACGCAGTGCCACTTATTTTTATTCGAGTTCTTAATTCTTCTAATCCATCATTAGGTGGATTATCTGAAGTAATTTATGAGAATAATGCGTGGTGTGTGAATTTAATCGATACTATTCAAGGCAATTCAGCAGAATATGAGCTCTATGTATTTGTGAAGTCTTCTTATCATATTTCACTTCATCCTCAAAAATGGGGAATTCAAATTTATCATAAAGGTGTTATTACACATGCTTCAAGCCAAAGACCGCTTAATTTATTAGAGGGAAATAACTTTGTGCTCACAGGAAATAATTGGAGTGGCGTGGATGTCGGTTTCCCCTGTGCGGTATTAATCACAACAATTGGACATATTGGGATGATGGATTCTATGGGAGGAAAAACGATTAGAGTAACCCTATGTGGACGAGGTAACCGTATTATTCCTCATTCCATGATTGTAGCCGGACAAATGTCAACAACCTCGCTAGGAAAGCAGTATTTTTATATTGATGTAAGGGAGTATGGTGGGGGCTAGGAAAGAGTTTAGTTAGTTTAATTGATGGGAAAAAGGTCACTAAAGAAATATATTCGTTGGTGGTCTGCTTTGTGCCAATAGCGGACGTCACTACAGTGGCTTGCGATATTAGGGGGCAGGGTTAGTCAAAACATTACTGACATCACCGCGTATTGATCAACCGAGAGCAAAGTCAATGGTGGCTTATTAGGTCTACAGAAGTGGGCTTGATGATGTATTTAGGCTGTCTGAAGGCTGTTCTGGATTGATTACGCAAGACTACCTAATAAGGGTTTATAACACTTATCATGCTAACAACACATTGCTGTACATTCACGGTATGTATGATATACATCCAGCCAGCGTGATAGATGGGCTTTAACACAGTTACTGATTGAGGCATACAAGGAGCCAGATAATGTACTTACCATCAAAAAGTCTTTGTGACATTTTAGCATCAGAACAAGTTGGAGTTTTTTGTGAGTCCAATTCTTCAGGCGATAAAGCGTTAGTAGCAAAATTACCTACATCAGTCATCAAGTCCATTTTACTTGGTGTTAAGATAGAATTTTATCTATTTGTTAAAATAAATCCCCCACATAATATCGCATTGGCCTTAAAAGTATTTGATAATAAATCATCACCTTTCCATGGGATACTTGCTCAACGTTGGAGTAATCGCAATAATATTTTTGATGATTCATTCTTAGACTCAGATATCCACCTATCTTTATTCGACGAGACTGACGCGAGCGTTGCATATGGAACAATAAATATAAAAACTAACTTTAGAAACAAAAGAGCTTATAACATAATTGCAAACTTTGAATTTTCTTCAGCAAATAATCATCTAGATAACATTAAATTCACTGATTCGGTATGTGCCTCATTAGGATCTGATGATGTGAAACATGCGGGATTCAATGTGTTAAAATTTCACTTCCCCATTAAGGTTAAAGAACTTGAGACTATCCTTACGCATCATGTAAATCATCAAGGTTCATCAAGTTATGAAGTGGCTACAGAGATTGATGGCGCGCGGCAGGAACGTCAGATTTATCAGGCGATTTGCCTGATGGATAACTCCTCAACGACCTTGTCTCCATTAGTAACGATTGGGAAAAAGGAAAGAGAACTAACAGATGTATTAACTTGCTCGCTAAACAATAAAGTTATTGCGATTGAGTCTAAATGCCTACAAGTAAACGTATCGACTCTAGATAAATCTCGTGAACGAGCTTCATCGAGCATGATTAAACACTGCAGGAAAGCAATTAATCAACTGGAAGGGGTCTATAAAGCAATAAATAGAGGTGAGAAAATATATAACTCTGCTGGAATAACACTCTTGCATGGTGGCGATTATGATTTCTATGGCATAGTCCTAATAGATGAATATAGAGAGTCAAAAGAGTGGCCTGAAATAATTGGGTTAATTGAAGATATTAGCAGGCGACACAAAATTTGCATAAATGTTATCAGTGTGTCAGAAATTATTTACAATATGAAATTAAGTTCATCAAATACTGACACGTTCATTAGCATGCTTCAAAAGCGGCATGAGCTATGCTTAAAAAAGAATTGTATTAATATTAAGTTCATTAACTCATCATTACCAACTATGCCTGACTGACAGTTATACTACTGATTAGCCCCGACCTGTAAAAAAGCTACTTTAGATCGGGGAATTAATCTAAGGATAGTAGGAGTCATGCACAACTAATAGAAACCTAGACCTACTCCCATTGATTAGTTGAAGGTAATGTATGTAACGCATCGATAGATATAAATAATGAATTTCGGCTTCTTACTCGTAGCTGGCTTTACGTCTCTTTAGCTGGGCGGTACGGTGCCAAAAGCGGAAGTTTGTAGTCCAAAATTCTGCAAACAAAACGGAGATTCTTAAAGTTACATAACTAGTGAATCCAGAGTCACTAAATGGGTAAGGGATATACATTTTTGCTTTGCAACAAAATCTGTTTCCTCCGCCTCTTGTGGAAGCATGTATAAAATATCTAGTGGCAATTCCGCTCCTGCAAGCTTTAGCTCTGCTTTTAGTTGGATTAATGCTTCTCCTGAAGGACCTATAACCAAAATATCATAATCCGTGCCTACTCTAAAAAGCGACGAGCCAAACATAAAGCATTCAAAAAACTTCAATGCTTGGCACGTTTTTAAAAGGTGGCGTGCCACGTCGCTTACCGACATCAATGGCGAAGAATTAATTTCTTGAACTCTGACCATTTCATGACTCCGCAACCAAGTTCACGCCCTGCTGCAAGGGCATTTTTAGTAGGATCTCCGTTAGGATTAATGTTCCACATGACATCAACTGGACCAAACTTATCCCAAAATGATCGCACGGCATCAGCTGTGGGCTCATACTCAAGTAGCATACCCACCCTCAGCTTGCGACCATTGGCTAAATCAATATTGAATACGCGATCAAACTCCCGCTCTATACTTCTTACAACGCTCATTTGAGTTATAAGCCGATACGAGAAAAAATAATCTTTGTGAGAAGCAATATTAACATTATTGTCTAAAAGGGCAGAATATAAGGTGCCTGCATTGCCCCATCCTATTCTTGCATCACTTAAGTAGTTGATAGCTTCACCTGTCCACACACACTCTTTTCTGTAACCACAGATAAAATCTAAATCAGGAAATTTTTCATGATACTGCTTAGCAATCTCAATAGTGATCTCATATGATGCGGAAATAATAGCTAATGTGTCAGGTCTGTCTTGGATAAAAATTCTGATTGCATCTTCAGCGACATGTTCTGCTGAAGCTGTTCTTTTGAGGTCGTTATTTATATTTTCAAGTGCATATTTAACTTGCCAGTTCATGCAAATATTCCATCCATATCTTGAGGGTAACGAATGGCTCTTCCAGAAACACCACAAATATGGCGCTCAGAAAGTCCACGAACATGCTCTTTGTATTGTGCGAAGGTTTCCCGTTCTTCAGCTGTCAGATGACATAAGTTCATACTTATGATTGCCTGAATGCGGAAGTGATTAGGTAAAATGACACTTTTCATCCTTTTCGACCAAATTTGAGCTGTTTCAGACTCAGGATCGAACTCAGATCTAGTCCCGTCAACAGGAGCGAACTCTTTCCATATAGCCTTACTTTCATCCATAGCTGCTATGATGGCCTCTCTTGCTTGTCTTCTATCTTCATAACAAATAATACCTTGCTTATGTGCTAAGGCTGAAAGATGGTTGCTCTTCCAATCTAAAATCATGCTTCTTGGGAATGAGTCAGGCTCTTTATCAATAATAGTGTGGCAAGTTGGACATAGTAGTATGAGATTTTCAAATAAGTCAGCTTCAAACTCCTCAGCAGGCCTCTCTTCGTGGCGAGGCCCAGCCTTACCATGAGGAATCACATGTGCCATTTCAGCTATATGCTTATCACCGCCTATCTCTGCTGGGAATAGTGGCTTAAGGCAATCTGGTTTCTGACAATGACCTGCCGATGCCGAAAATAACCGCAATTTGGTTTCGTTTGGGATACTTTTCCGAATAGCCATTTTAGATTCCAATGGATTGATTGTAAAATAAAAAAAATTCTGTGCTACACCTGAAATAGCATAAAGTTGATCACCTCATATTGCACTACATTTCCATCAAGTTCTATACCATGTTGATAACAATTTCGAATTTCTGCTCCTCGCTCAAAGCTGATAATCAAGTTCGAATGGTTGAATAATAAATTGTTATTTTCATTTTAAATAAGATACTCTAAATTATTACTAGCTTTAATTATTATAACTAAACCTATTATTTAATATAAATAATAGGTTTGAGTGTTTGGCGGCAAGTTTAATAAGCTCTCAATCATTTAAAAAACTTCCCCAAAACCACTCCAACCCAAACTAAAAATCAATCAGTTACATACAAACCAAGATCACATAAAAATAAATAATCACCTCCAATAATTATAATTTATTTAATAAGTTACGAAATTATTATGGGTATAATGCTACGCCACATGGGTTGGACTGAAGCGGCTGACTTAATCATTAAAGGTATGGAAGGCGCGATTGCTGCTAAGACTGTAACTTATGATTTCGAACGTCAGTTAGAAGGCGCTAAACTGCTGAAATGTAGCGAGTTTGGTGACGCGATTATCAAACATATGTAATTGTTGATTTGATAAATAGTTAACGGGAGCTTATTAGTTCCCGTTTTTTATTGTCAATTTTGAAATGGTTATCAAAAAATTATCAAAATGAATTATCAAAACCACCTGAAATTTAGGCAATTAAATCACGATTTTTATCCAATCTTTTCCTCGATCATCATGGTATTTATCTGTTTGAATTTGGTTCTTATGACCGAGTAAATCTTTAGTGTTTATACCTTGTGCTCTATATAACCTTTCAGATAAAGATCGTTGTTCATGAAATGTTGCAGGTGTTCCTTCTCCCCAATCAATATCCGTTTTATTTCTCGCTTTTTTAAAGTTAGTCGTTAGCGTATTTGCAGTAACTTGATCACCACGTTTAGATTGTGAAGTAGTATGAAAGTAATGAATAAGATAAGGGCTAATAACGCGATCACGGCAACGGGCAACAACATCACGTAATGACATATTTAATTGTTCAGAACGTAGTGATAATGGAATAGCTAATTTAGTACCCGTTTTCTCTTGAGTAATATGCAAATGATCATCCCAAATATCACTAAACTTCATTGCGGAAATATCACCTAATCGTTGGCCAGTAATTAACGCAAGCAACATGGCATTTCCCACATAACGATGTTGTTTATCAGCAATCTCAAATATCTTTTTCCATTCATCAAAATTAAGGCGTTGGCGAGTTACTTTTCGTTTTGGCTGTTTAGTAGCGAGGGCAGGGTTATAACCGGGAGGAACTTCACCTGCATGTTGCGCTTCTTTAAATACATCAATTAAAACAGAGCGAATAACTTGTGCCATTCTGTGCTGACCATTAGATTTATATTCATCCAGAATTTCAGCAATATCTCTGGCATCAACAGCGGGTAATGGTTTCATGGATAAGGCTTGCCTCATTAAATCTACCGGCTTCCTTTTTTGTTTATAAGTATTCGGTTTTATATCACCTTCCTTTAAACGCTCTTCTTGAATAACCCAGTATTTATCCAACCAAGTATTAACCGTGATTTCTTTACCTTTTATTTTTGCCACCCGATCACCAATAGCCATAACTTGTCGGCTACGTTGTTCCGCTAACCTTGTGTTAGCTTCAATGGCTATTGCTTTCGCCTCGGCTTCATTGTCACCGAGGGCATGATATTTACCTGTTACAGGATGGCGGTAACGCCAATAAACCTTGTTAGCTTTACGACTAAATAAAGGGTAAAGATTTGGAATATTGACGTTATTTTTACGAGGTCTGGCAGCCATCTTTGAGGATCCTTTGTAAAATAGGGTTATCGTTATTATTGATAACCGGTGATGTCAAATTACCGACAAGGTCGGCATCTTCTCTCACGCGCCAAATGCCACCTTCTTTCCTTGCTGGTGGGTAGAACAGGCCACCACGAGCATATCGTTGTAGCGTTCCTAACTTTGGTGGGCGACTTTTATATCTTTCTTGCGCCCACTCCTCTAAAGTCAACATTTGCATATTTTTCTCTCCACACTGTCCGTACACAGTTTAAATAGATATTAGTTGATGCTAATAATTAGTAGCTATTTGTTGCTTACATATCTTAATAATTTAATTTAAGATGAATAATTCGCTTGATTAACTAAGATATTTAGACAAAATGTAAATTTAACTCTAATTGAAATTTATATATGTTTGGTAATGGAAAAGAAAACAAAGATTTAAATGATGATTTTGAGCTAGATAAAATAGAAAAAATATCTAGTACATTACTTGATTTAGTAGTTGGTATATCACTAGTTTTTATTGTAACCATCGTTGTCTTTGTTATCACTTTTACTTACTGTACTTAAAATGGAATATCATCAAAACCTACGGGTGGTTGTGATAGTGGTGTAGTCTGTGAAGTTGTCGATTTAATTGCACCACTTAGCATCTGCATCGAACCACCAACTTTTACAACAATTTCAGTTGTATAGCGTTTAACACCGTTATCATCCCATTCGCGCGTTTGTAGTTGGCCCTCAATATAAATTTGAGAGCCTTTGCACAAATAGCCACTGGCGATATCAGCGAGTTTTCCAAACAGAACGACACGGTGCCATTCTGTCTTTTCTCGGTTTTCACCCGTTTGTTTATCTCGCCACTTTTCTGATGTGGCCACAGCTAAATTAGCAACAGCACCACCAGAAGGCAGGTAGCGAATTTCAGGATCGCGCCCTAAATTGCCGATAAGAATTACTTTGTTTACTGATCCGTTAGCCATTTTCAGTTCCCTTATAAAGTTCATTAAAACGGCGGAGGAATAAGGCTTTTGCTTGTGGCGGTGTTAGTGGGTTAACAACAAAATCACTTGATGGAATACCTTCAAGCATTAACCAGTTACTACCTACATCAATTTCTAAATCACGCTTTTCTGTGGCTAACATCATTAAGTCAGCAAAATGCACTGCATCAGACATTGTTTCAGGTAGCCCAAACTTTTTGCGGATGGCTAAATCAATATTGTGCTCAATCATTTGATATTCAGTTAAGATAGCTTTTAAAGGACGTGGTAAATCTTTGATATATGCTTCACTAGCATCATGAAGCAGGGCTTCTAAAGCATATTCAGGTGCAACTAAATAGCTGACATATACAGAGTGCTGAGCCACAGAATAGAAATTATCAATCTGTCCATTAAAGCGACATTCATTAGCAAGGCCACTGGCAATATCTTGAATATCTATATCCTCGATCCGTACATCGAGATAATAGAAATGTTTATTTGTTGCTGTTGCAATATAAGACATATTCTCTCCACACAATTTTTAGGTAATAAGAATTCCTCTCGAATTAATCGAGATTAGATTTCCCTAGTGTTGCTAATAAAAAATAAAAATGGATTTACACTTCAAATATTGTGCCTGATTATTTTCCCACCTCAGGCGGTGGTGGTATTCTTGGAAGTTCCTACACAACCAAGAGAAAATAAAATGCTTAAATCAACGTTAATTGCAAAGTGTCTCTATCAGTGCAATATGATTTCAGATATAAAAGGTGGTGAATATTCAGTACAAAGTATTTTTAATGAATATTTTCCTAAGTATTCTTATGATAAATGGAACACCAATCTACCTGATAATGTGGTTGAGTATTTTTTAAAAGCATCTAAAGGCAGTACGACAATTAGAGTTGATTCTTTTATTAAAGACCTTTGGGATCTTTAATTGTCGAGAATGCTGAATGCTCATGATTAAGTGTTTTACCCTTAGTATTTGCTTCTAGTTCTAATGATGTTTTATCATTCATTAAAGTCTCAATTGTTTTATCAATAAATGACAAATAATCAATTGATATGGCGCTTGTCGTATTCAAATAACAGACCGTGGCGCCATTCACTTTAAGTTCAACTACGTTTCCATTACTCACGCCAATTTCCCTCCACACAATTGTTTCTCTTCACACATAAAAATTATTCACTTTGTATCTGAATAGCGCTTTTGATTCTGCACTCGTCTATTTCAGCATCCAGTTTTGCTAGTTTATCCACCAGCTCTTCACGTCTTGCGTTTAACTCACCGAGGACTTTGATAGACGATAGTTTCTCTTCCATCCAATCAACAACATCTTCATCAGTGAAATTAGCTGGAGGTATGATTACCGGTTCAGTTGTCATGGCGGCTCCTACAACGAAATACATTTATTTATCGTCAATTGACATCAGATAAAATCACTATATGTTTTTTGCGCAAATGCGTCAAGCGCATATTTTGTTTTTTACAAAAATATAAAAGGATGAATTTTATCCGTTTGATTTTCTATTTATGTCTTTTAAAAATATCAGATTGAAATACAGATCATTTCTTTGGTGGGAAAAGGATACAAAAAAGCCCTCACAAGGAGGGCCCGGTATTACTTCGAATTATGGACATCTATTAATTTATGAATTGCTAATCCATCATTTAAAAAAACATACATTGAGAATATAAATATAATTACTTGAGTTATACCAAAATATATATTGGGGAAAAATGTGATTATTGCGTATGTAAGCATTGAAACTACAATGAAAAATATTCTTTTAGAAACATAGAGTGAATACTGAGCGCTATCTATACTTCCTTGCATTATTGGTATCACTTTAGCCATTTTATGTGCACATTGCCCAAATATGACTGCAGACATTAATGACCAGTCAGAAGTTGTCAACAAATAATCAATGATTGATCCTAATGATGAATAATTCTTCGCTACTGATACAATAAACATTCCTAAAACAGGAATTAGAAAAAATATAGCCTCACCGTATACATCCGCTCTTCTGGCTCTATTTTTTCTATTCTCGTTTTTGGAATATGTCACCTTGATACCCCTTGGTTCGAACAACACTCATAACTTCAATTATTTTAACATCCTTTATTTTGCTTTTTTTATTTTTACTGCTATTTTCCATATAAACTTCCGTGTACTCTATAACCGCTTCCATAAGGTCATTTGGCCCAATAGGGTCTATGAGTCCACCCTGATATTGTTTTAGCCAGTCATTGTCTATTATTTTAGCAGAAAACGTATTTTTTGTTTCTATCTCTTCTAGTTTCCATGTTGTGTCTCCTTTATTCACAGGCACGTTAACATAAAATTTTGAGTTTCTTTTATGATGTCTTTTTTTTGTTGACAGAACCTCATCCACGTCACCAGTAAACGTGAAATTTTTGTTCATTTTTTTATAGTTAAAAAAATTGTTGCCGTTAATGTTTTCTAAACCAATATATGTACATTCATCATTTTTAAGTTTGGAATTTAATACTGATAAATCAGATAGCGATTTACCTAGTTTTTCTATGTCTATAACGGGTTCAAGCCTCATTTCATTAATATCGTTACCCATAATGGTATCAGACATATTATTAGCGATAATCTCAATATCATCTCTACTAGATATCTCGCTAGACTCGTACAGATCGCTGCATAATTTAGATGAAGATGCATCAAGTAGCTTATTAAATTTTTCTATTATGCAACTTATAATAGCTATAGCAGAACCTGTTTCTAAACCAATTAATTTAAATTGAGCGCTATCTTTTTCATTTATTGACGCTAAAGTTATTATTCCAATACTTTTATAAAATTTAACGTAACCAGTTAAAATATTTAAGATATCCTCTGGATCTTTTCTATCTTTACTGTAATCAAATTTTATAGCTATGTTGGTATTCATTGTTATCTCATTTTTGATTTGATAATTGGTTAATACAATCGCTTCAATCAGATCCCACTATTATATTATTTTTATCAACCACACCCTAAAACGTGTCGTCAGGTCATTAAAACAACGCTCTACCTGTTTTTTCACATACATCTATATATTTAATTGGCTTAACAATAGCTGACACATAGTGCATTGACTCGATCTGATCAGGAGGTAATGTTATTGGCTTGTGTGAGTTATTGATGCTAGTAAATTGATAATCACCATCACGAGTCTTGTTGAATATCTTAATCATGTTGTGACCTTCAACAGTGCGAACAAAAACCTCATCACCAGAACGGACAGCGGTGTTGGGCTCAACGACAACGTACTCACCAGATTGAATACGAGGCCACATACTATCGCCTTTAACCTTCAGTCCGTATGCATCAACGTCGTCGCTGTATATCTTCAGCCATCCATTGTGAGCCTCAATCATATCAACAGCACCATCAACACCTAAGAACGCCTCACCACGTACTTGAACCATTCCTGACGGCACTTTTCCTATAAATTTGATTTCATCTGGCTCTGGTACATTTTCAGTAAATAAATCTGCAACAGATACACCCAGTGCTTCTGCTATCTTTACTAAAGTGTTTTCTGTATAGCCTTGTATATTTCTTTCAAGGCGAGAAATATTGCCCACATCACTATTAATAGCGGTGGCCAACTGAAGGATTGTTAATCCTTTTTTCTTTCTCAACTCTCTAATTCTTGTTCCTATTTTCATACCTCAATTCAACTTTATTTATGCGTACAACACAAAGCGTATTGCGCATATTTATCTGTGTGATAATATGCGTGTAACGCATTTAAGGGGGCTGTATGCAAACACCATTAAGGAAAGTTCGGGTAGAACTAAATCTAACAATTTCAGAAGTGGCTAATGCCATTAATTGTGATGTAGGAAATCTTTCACGATTAGAAAGAGGTATTCAAACAGCTTCTTTGGAACTGGCTGAAAAATTAACAGCTTTTTATCGTGGGAAAATAACTGAGTTAGAGATCTTATACCCACATCGTTATCAACAACAAAATAACAAAACCGTTTAAAGCAGTTAACTACAAGAATTTATCAATGGTGGTAGGAAATGAGTAACCAATCAATAAAACAGGTAGTGAAAGAAATGTGTGATGCAACAGCTGGTGGACGCGAGGCAATGGCTGGAGCACTAGGTCTGTCTTTAACGTCATTCAACAACAAGCTTTATGAGAAAAACGGTTGTCGCTCATTTGATTTAAACGAGTTGTTAGCGATGCAAGATATTTCTAAGACCGTTTTATTTGCTGAATTTGTCGCTCGTGAATCAAATCGTTTACTCGTTGACAGAATTAGTCCTGCGGAACTGGACGAAACTGAGCTGTTTGTACTGCGTAGCGGTGTTGACGAAATGCAGGGGCGTTTAGCGTTATTGATGAAAGATAGCTTGGCTGATGGCGTTATTGATAACGAAGAAGAACAGAAAATAAAAATGATGTTGGATGGATTAATTTCACAGATCCGCACATTTATGAATGCGTTTGTTTCGTTGCATCAAAAGAGAAATTAAAGATGGCTATATCCAGAAAGGGTGAAGCCAAAGGTGTACGGCCTCTGGCTTCGGTTTGCAAATTTCAATTGTGTGAAGAGAAATTAGCATGAGTAGATTAGCGCATTTAATACCTAAAAAGCAATTCCGTTGTTTACCTGTCTCGGGTAGTCAGTCATTTCGCTATGTGGAAATCATAGCGTCTGACGAACAACCAGACAACTACAAGAAACCTGCATATTTGGTAGATAGACAGTCTCTTAAAAAAGCATGGGCTGATTTTTATTTTTCAAGTGGAGAGCGGGGCAATGAGCAATGAGAACCCAAACCAACTTGATCGCTACTACAAAAATCATAGGGGTATCGTTGTCCATGTTGTTCGTTATGACAGAGAAAAACAGCGTGTCATTTTTATGCTGGATGGTTGTGACGATCCGCAATGTGAACCCTTGCAACGATTTAAAGAGAAGTACACACGTATTAAGTAATGAGGTGGCAAGATGAGTTTATTATTACTAAAAAGTCGCCCTTTAGTCGTTATTCCTGAATTAGCGGTACGTCTTGGTTTAAATGAGGCGATGCTGCTACAGCAAATTCAATATTGGCTAACTGAAACTACTTCAGGTGTTGAATATGACGGCTCGCGCTGGATTTATAACACCGTCGAAGAGTGGAAGAATCAATTTCCTTTTTTCTCTGAATCAACGATTAAACGTGCTTTTACTAATTTGAAAAAGCAGGGCGTTTTACGCATCGAGCAAATCAATAAATCAAACCATGACCGTACTAATTATTATGCGATTAACTACGATCACCACTTGCTGACCGATGAGGTCAATATGACCCAATCGAACGGTGATAACTCATCTAATCGAACAGTTCAAAATGACCTTATCGATAAGCGCAAATTGAAACCTTCAAACGGTTCAAAATGCGCTGTTCTGAACGGGTCAAAATGGCCTGTTCTTACAGAGAATACAACAGAGATTACTTCAGAGAGTACAACAGAAACAGATCATTCGTCGCAGAATTCTGGCGAATCCAGCGACCAGCCGAAAAATGATTTTTTAACTCGTTATCCCGAAGCAGTGATTTACAGCGCCAATGGTCAGAAATGGGGTGATGAAGGTGATTTGAAAACGGCAAAATGGATGTTTGGTCGTGTTAAAAAACTGAATCCATCTGCGCTAGAGCCTACTTGGTATGACTGGGCGAACGATATTCGTTTGATGCGTCAAATCGATGGGCGTACTCATGAGCAAATTTGTGCTTTGTTCGATTGGGCTAACAAAGATTCATTCTGGCACCAAAACATTTTAAGCCCTCGTAAATTACGTAAACACTTTGATGAGCTGATCGTTCGTAGCCAAAAGCCAAAGGATGAGCCAAAGGTTCAAGTTGATACCGTTGAGCGTGACAGTGCTTTCTCTCGCTTGATTGGCTCTCGTTCTAAACCTCAAAACCGTATTGAAGAGATCGCACTTGAATTAGCGGGTAAGACAGGTATTCGTCGTATGAGTGAGTTTTCTGGTCGTCAAGCATGGAACAGCATTTGGAAACAAGCGACTGAAATGTCACAGGAGGCTCAGTAATGCTAACTAAATACATTTTGTTTGTTGGGTTCTGGTTTGTAGTGACATTACTGATTGGCTTATGGGGGACTTATGCCTGAACTCATGCTCACATTGCCATTTCCACCTAGTGTGAACACCTATTGGCGAAACACCAAAAGAGGGACCTTAGTCAGTGCAAAAGGGCGAGTCTTTAGAGCAAATGCGATTGCAGCAGTCTATGAACAATTAAAGCGTAGACCTAAGGCTATTGAGAGTGATGTGTTTGTTTCAGTGAAATTATACCCACCAACTAAACAAGCCAGAGATATTGATAATTTCTTAAAAGCACCTTTTGATGCGCTTACTCATGCGGGTGTATGGGGCGATGATAAACAGATTAAAAAAATGGATGTTGAATGGATGGACGTTATTAAAGGCGGGAAGCTTGAAATAACCATTCGTCAGCATAGTAAAAGCGTGATGTACGGTCACGAGTAAAACGTGGAGAGAAATAACATGAATGGATTAATTGTTATTGATGAAATTTCGACCGCTCCTGAGATCACAGGAGCGCCTATTGCTACTGCTAGAGGCTGTCCGTTTGGGAAGAACATGACCCGTCCTAATAATCCTCGTGAAATCCAACCCCATTTCTTTGAGAGTAAAACGGATGAGTTGATCCGTATGGTGATGTTGAATAAACAGGTGAGCGCATGAAGTTACTGTTAACGCCGTATATTCAAAAAGAATTGGGGGTTGTGTTATTTAAACCCGGTGCTGAGTTGCTTGAGCAATTTAGAAACCATCATCGTGTGATTATCAGTGATGTGCCAAAAAGCTTAGATGTGTTGCCCTCAGGTGCATTAACGGGTGATGAACAGCCGATTTTAAACAATAAGCACATCGTTCAATTTCTTAATAGCAAAAAAGTGATCCACACCATCGATAAAGTATCACCGATGGATACGTGGGTTATCCGTCATATTCAATGCTGCCAGATTGATAACGATGAAGATAATTACCATCACCATGAGTTAGTGACGACTTTTCACGAGGCTGGCGTGATCCGCACCTGTTGGCATCATGATAACCATATTAGAAATTCATCTGCTGGGTGGGTTGCTGAATTAGCTCATAAAAACCGTATCAATTGGATGTTGGATACTATTCGTAGTCGCTTGAGATTGGATAATGGACACCAGCTAGCTACTCCTGATTTTTTCTCATTTGCAGTTATGCATAACGTGGTTGATGAATTACCCGAAGCGATATTACGCCAGATTTTAAATTGGTCAGATAAACAAGAAGAACGCAGAGTTCACGGTGGTTTTCCTGAGGCAGATATTATTCCAAGCAACGTAACCGCATTATCTGTAATGAATGAGCGTCTAGAGGCGATAAAGCCGATTATTAAAGTTGCTGTTGATCCTGAGCCACCAGCGTCATTTCTTCTTAAACCTAAAATGCAACGTTGGGAAAATACCCAATGGTTGCAATGGGTGAAAACTCAACCGTGTTGCGTGTGTGGGCAACAGGCTGATGATCCGCACCATATTATCGGGCATGGCATGGGCGGTATGGGTACTAAGGCTCACGACTTATTCACTATTCCATTGTGTCGCATTCATCATGACGAGTTACATCGTGACCCCAAACAATGGGAAGTCTCTCACGGCAATCAACTCGAATTGTTATTTCATTTTTTAAACCGTTCATTAGGTATCGGTGCATTTATTTAACGTGTGTACGGCACGAGGGGTATTAGATGATTTATCCATTGACAGTAGGTAAAGGTGAAGAACATTTAAAATTACGTACACTGGAAAGTGTGTGGATCCGTGGGCGTTTGAAAATGTGGGGAAGATGGGCTGCTTTTAGTAAGGCTCCTAGCGCTACAAGTATGTTTAATCAATTATTGGAAGAACCAACAATTACAAAAAAAGCCTTAAGGGATGCAATAAATAGAATGCATACATCGGGATTATCTAAAGAAACTTTATTGATGTTTCTAGAAGAGTTTAAGGATAAAAAAACACTTAGCAGTATGTGGTTTTGCTCTGATACTGAAGGTGGTGAAATGGATAAGGTTATTTGTGAAGTAATGAATGCAGATGCTGGGTTGCTGAATATTCTTAAGCAGCACTATGTTTATAAAAAATCAAAACATGAGATAGCATTAGAGCTTTGTGAGAAAGATGGTCGTTATTGCTTGCGTACATATCAGGACAGAGTTAAAGCATGGCTAAATGTGGCTGAATTTATGCTCTATCGCCCAATGTGCGATAGATTTGATAGAGAGTATCATTATTCTGAATAAAGCTTGACTATTTTGCCGATAAAGTTATAGTTTTCATATATGCTGTGCGAAGTTATAAACGCAACACAGTAAATGAATTTAAAGCCTCGCTGTCGCGGGGCTTTTTTATGCAAAATGTACATATTTTAACCATAGTGCAATTATAATTGTGATTTAAGGAAGACTATTGATGGTTATATTATTATTTTAGTTTACAGATTGTTATATTTTGGTAGGGTTTCAATAGGTTCTTTTACTATAAGAAAATTAATATAATGGAAACTGTAAAATCAATTGGACCACGAGATTATAGACCTAAAGATATACGGCGATTAGATACACTGTCTGGTAATAAGTGTGCAGCCCCGCATTGTAATAAGAATTTAGTTTCTATAGATGGTAGTTCTATTGTAAGTAAAATATGCCACATTGAAGCAGCTAGTCCAAAAGGGCCTCGCTATAACTCATCTATGACTAATGACCAACGCAGAGGTTACGATAATCTGATTTTGTTATGTGATGAATGTCATATAATGATAGATAATATGGATAACATTAAAAAATATCCAGTTAGCTTACTTCATGAATGGAAAAAAAATCATGAAGAAATTGGTATGCAAAAAAAAGCTACAAAAAAATCAATGCTAATGAGTGCAATTAATGCTATTGCTAATGTAGATTTTGATGATTCTGATTCGACATACCAACTTGGAACAACAACTATTTTTAATATAGAAGAAAAAATAAGCCACAATAATATAGTGAGAAAAAAACATTTAATTGATGCATACAAAGTTCATTATACAAAACTTGCTGTATTATATAATGAGTTAGAAAATACAGGATCCTTTAAAATAGCGAAGTTACTTAGAAATATAAATCTTATTTATATAAATGTCGTTTCCACATATATTAATTCTTCTGTCAATTATATTGATGTAATTAGATTGCATGCTGATGATATAATAAATGATATTGAAGATGAGTTAATGTCAGCTTGTCAAAAAAATAGTGATGTTGATGATGGTGACTTAATGTATGGAATTTCAGTTATTATGGTTGATGCATTCATGAGATGTAAAATCTTGGAGGAACCACCTAAATGATAATTGGAAATGACATTAATCCTAAAAGGAAAATTTATTATTATGGTGCTCTGATTATAGAAATATTAAAAGAATTCTCTCAGAATACTGTTTCTTTTGATGATGTCTACCACTTAACGCATTCTAGGCATGGTATATCAATTGAGTTATTTATGTTATCACTAGACTGGCTTTTTATTATAAGTGTAGTGGATGGTAAAGACGGAATGGTGATTAAATGTTTTTAAAAACACTATTAATAGAGAATAACGGTTCAATTATTAGAAAAATTCGATTTAATAAAGGGGTTAATCTAATAGTTGATGAAACATCACAAGAGGAAAAAAAAACCTCAGGAAACAATGTAGGTAAAACAACCGCGTTAAGATTGATAGATTATTGTCTCGGAAGTGATGGGAAAAATATTTATACAGATCCTGAATTTAAAAAGAAAACTAATCAGGTTGTTGAAAATTTCCTAAAAGAAAATAATATTATAATAACTCTAACGTTATCAACAGACCTAAATAATGAGGATGAGCGTGAGATTGTAATTCGTAGAAATTTTTTTATGGATAAAAAAAATACCATATTGGAAGTTAATGGTGAAAAAATAGCAAAAAAAGATTTACAATCACATTTAAAAAAAATATTTTTCAATAGTAGTGCAGTCAAGCCAACTTTTAGACAAATTATTTCTAAAAATATTAGAGATGATAAGGCAAGGCTTACAAATACGATTAAAGTTCTTCACCCAACGACCAAATCTGAAGAATATGAAGCACTATACTTTTTTTGGTTTGGTATAGATTTAGATTCAGCAGAAGAAAAACAAAAATTACTTGCACAGAAGACAATAGAAGAAAATTTACAGAAAAGGTTAAAAAAGGATAGTTCAATATCACAAGTCATTCAGTCACTTATAGTAATTAATGATAATATAAAAAATCTAGAGGAATCAAAAGCTAATTTTAATATCAATGAAAATTATGAGTATGAAATTAATAGGCTAAATGAAGTTAAATTGAATATAAATAGAAGCAATACTGAATTAAGCCGTTTGACTTTAAGAAAAGATTTAATAGAAGAGAGTGTCTCTGAGCTAAATGAAGAGTTTGCTAATATAGATGTTGAAAAAATAGATAAATTATATAAAGAAGCAAAGGCATTAATGCCTTTTTTACAAAAAACCTTTGAAGAAACGCTTAAATTCCATAATGGTATGCTTGAGGAAAAGAAAAAGTTTATTTCAAGTGATCTACCAGAGCTTAATCTAAAAATAGAAACTATTAATGCTCAAATAGATAAATTGCTAAAAGAAGAGTCATTGCTCACTAGTTCATTGATAAAATCAGGAAAATTGGAAGATTTACAAGATATTATATATTCTCTTAATAATGCCTATGAACAAAAAGGTGCTCTTGAAGAGCAAAAAAGGCTATGGGAAAAAAGCAATGATACTTTAGAGAAGATTGTAAATAAACTAGATGAGATCGATAATGACATTCACTCTCTTAATGATAAATTACAAGAAAAAATTGCTATTTTTAATAAATATTTTTCAAAGATGTCTGAGAGATTGTATGGTGAAAAATTTGTATTAAGTGCTGATATTGGTGAAAAAGGCTATGAGCTAAACATAACTAGTCTCTTTAATAATCCTGGCACAGGCAGAAAAAAAGGTGAGATGGCAGCTTTTGATTTAGCTTATATTCAATTTGCAGATGCTGTAGATATAGATTGTTTACATTTTGTTCTTCAGGATCAAATTGAAAATACACATGACAATCAAATTACAAGTTTATTTACTGACATCGTAAAATCTGTAAACTGTCAGTATATTTTATCTGTATTAAAAGATAAATTGCCTTCTGATATAAATATAGATGAATTAGAAGTATTAAAATTATCTCAGCATGATAAACTTTTTAGGATATAAGGTGAATTTATCGGGGAAGTAATTGAATAATTCTCCGATATCAAATCAAGGTCGCTAAGGCGGCCTTTTTTATTGGAGAAAATATGAAAAATTTATTTATTAATCTATGTATAAAGCTATCTGGTAAGACTAAAGAGCAATTAAATTTAGCTTGGTCATTTCATTATTTCGTTACCCAATCTAAATATAAAGCTTATTGGCGAGCTGTATTTCATTAATTATCGAAAACCTCATGCAGAGATATCGATAATCGCACACTAGGTGGAGTCGTGCCCACCATCTATTTACACATTGCAGACCACAGTATCAATTACACACTAATCACTTCACACAATAACTGTGTGCCTGTATTCCTTCAACTAAACTCGGACACTCCGTAGGGGGTGACTATGCGCATGGAAAAATTAACCAATGCTACCTACGGAACAGCTGGCTTAACTGCCTTTTTTGCAAGTCTCTCACTTTATGAATGGGGATTTGTAATAGGGATGGGATTCAGCATGCTCCTTGGATTAGCAACTTATTTTATGACACAGCGAGAACAGCGGAAACGAACAGCGTTATTTGCTGAATTAGTTCATCGAAATTGTTCTAGCGATCCGCAAGACATAGAAAAGATAGTTGGCGAGATGCTGACTAAAGCTAAAAAGGACATTTAATGAATCTAAAACAGAAGGTAGCAGCAGTTGCGAGTGCCGGTGCGGTAAGTATTGCGATAACAGTAATTGGTTACTTTGAAGGTGTGCGTTATGAACCTTATCGTGATGTGGCAGGTGTTTTGACAGTTTGTTATGGGCATACAGGCAAAGACATCATTCAAGGTAAGACATATACACAACAAGAGTGTGACGAATTACTGCAGAAAGACTTTATCAGAACACAACAACAAGTTGATGTCCTGGTTAAAGTGCAGGTCGATGATAAAACAAAAGCGTCTCTATATTCCTTCGCTTTCAATGTCGGCACCACAGCTTTTGCACGTTCTACATTGCTAAAGAAATTAAATGCAGGTGATCAGTATGGTGCCTGTGAAGAAATGAAACGCTGGGTTTATGCGGGTGGCAAGGTATGGCGAGGGTTAGTCAGTCGTAGAGATGCGGAGTCAGCACTATGTCATGGAAACCTTTAATCATCATTGTTGGTTTTATCCTCGCATTACTCATCACGGTCGCTGGTGGCATTTATATCTCAATTGATAATTCATGTGTTAACGATAAAGCCAGTTTAGACAAGCGCTGTCAGATAGCTCTCTCACATCATCGGTACTAATTATGAAGCACTGGAAACTTTACATAGTCATTGTGATGGTGGGTATTGTTGCTGGCGGTGGTGTGCTGATTAATGCACAAGCTAAAAGAATTAACACGCTAACAGAAAACAACAAAGAACTTACAGCCATACTCGAAGAGCAAAAGGCTATCAATACTGACTATCAAGTACGTATAGAGCGACTAAATCAACTTGATACAAGGCACACACAGGAGCTTGTTAATGCAAAGAATGAAATTAGTCGCTTGCGTGATATTAGTGAGCGTAATCCTGAGCGGGTGTACATCAAAGCCAACTGTCCAAAAAACGAAACCACTCCCGCCACCAGCATGGATGATGCAACCACCGCCCGACCTACTGACACCGCTATCCGAAATTATTGGTTACTCAGAGAGCGAATTGTCCAGTCAGAGCAAATGATTAAAGGGTTGCAGGATTACATTAGAACGGAGTGTTCTCAATAATGATAATACTCAAGTAAGTGATAAAAACAAATCGAGATTATTATTCATTATTAGTGATGATTACAATGAGTACAGAGCGGCACTGACAAAATATTATGTAAGCGAGGGCAACTTTAGTTGCCACTCATTAAACATAAATCTAGACTTTAAATACAATTGCTTTTTTGATGCCGTGAACTAATATGGCACAATCAATTTCTATACTCGTATCTTTAATATCGTACTCATCCATTAGTTTTTTAAATACCCGACGTATAATTTTTATAATGTTGGTTTTTTTATCAATTTCAATACTGCCAGTAACTGTAATCATACCTGTAATTGTAGTTTCAACATTCTTGAGTTTATTTACATCATCAAAGTCAACATCATTTGAAAGGTATGACTCGATATAATATCTTACAGTATTTGCATCTGTATCAGATGTTTTTTTTCCCATATCTTTTACTGAATATGTTAATAAAAATTCATTTTTCATCGTATGACTCCTAATAAAAATAAAACTCACTGTGTAATGTTCACGGTGAATATTCTATCGATAAGATATCGATATCATTAATATGGAAATGAATTTTTCGTATTCAACAAAAAACATAAATTTAATTTATGATTGTGATGAGGGCTATGTTTTATATTTTAAGTTTTAATCAATAGGAGGTAGTAATGCCACCTCGCATACCTCGCGCATGTCGTAAACAGGGATGCGCCAAGACAACAACAGAACGTAACGGTTACTGTGAAGATCATCAGAACCTAGGATGGGAAACCCACCAGCGCGGTAAGTCTCGTCATCAACGTGGTTACGGTACCCAATGGGATAAGTTACGAGCACGTATACTCAAGCGTGATAAGTATCTATGTCAGGAGTGCCTAAAAGCTGGGCGAGCAACCGAAGCCAAAACAGTTGACCATATCATTGCTAAAGCACATGGGGGTACCGATGCAGAAGATAACCTACAAAGCCTGTGTTGGTCCTGTCATAGAGCTAAGACAGCAAAGGAGAGAGCACTATGACTCAAGATGAGCAAACCTTACTTATGTTTAAGGGAGTCGTTGCTGAACTACCTGAACAAAGCAGAGCTAAAGTTAAACATTGTATTGCTGAAATAAACAAGTTGCTTGCTGAATATCCTGATGGTGAAGCATTGCTTGCTGTGGGCTATATCGGTGCAGAACAGCAGATGAAAGGTAATCTTGGTCAAGGATAACAGTGCCATTCCTCATAGGGGAGGGGCGGGTCAAATCCCTACCACTCTTGCCACCTAGGACCGCCCCCTTACCTCTTTTCACATCACCGCAGGTTAGAAAACTTTTTTTGGGGAACCCCAAGCGATTATTGATAGGAGATTTCTATTATGGCTGGACCGCCTAAAACCCCGTCACATCTGCAATTGGTGAGGGGGAACCCATCAAAACGACCGATTAATAAAAAAGAGCCAAAACCGCCAAAAGGGGTACCCCCAACTCCGAAGCATTTCACTAAGCAAGGTAAGTATTGGTTTAAGCGTATTGCTGAAGAACTTGATGCAATGGGTGTCATGAGTCAGATGGATGCTAAGGCATTGGAGTTACTCGTCGAAGCTTACACTGAATATCGACATCATTGTGATGTTCTCGATGAAGAAGGCTATACCTACAAAAACAATACAGAAAGTGGATTGATGATAAAGGCGCATCCATCTGCTGCAATGAAGGCAGATGCATGGAAACGTATTCGCGCCATGTTAAGTGAATTTGGTATGACTCCCGCTTCTCGAGCAAAAGTCACGATGAACACACCTGCCGAAGAAGATCCTTTTGAGGCATTTTTGAAAAAGCGCAAATGATGAATGGCAATCGTAGCAGATGGAATTCAGTACGCCGAACAGGTGGTTGCTGGAGAAATTGTTGCGTGCGAACTGGTACGTTTAGCGTGCCAACGGTTTTTGAATGATTTAGAGCATGGGCCTGAGCGTGGCATCTATTTCATTGAAGATCGCGCACAGCACATACTCGATTTTTATAGTTTTATTCCTCATGTCAAAGGGGCATTAGCGGGTAAACCCATTGATTTAATGCCTTGGCATGTTTTTATCTTAATTAATATTTTTGGTTTTGTTATTCCGTTAATTGATGAACAAACGGGTAAAGAAGTTATAGATGAAGATGGTGATGTTGTCTTTGTCCGTCGTTTTCGCACAGCTTACAACGAAGTTGCACGTAAAAATGCAAAATCCACATTGTCATCAGGTATTGGGCTTTATATGACCGGTGCTGATGGTGAAGGTGGTGCCGAAGTTTATTCAGCAGCTACAACGCGTGATCAGGCTCGTATCGTGTTTGAAGATGCGAAGAACATGCTGAAGAAGTCCAAAGCGACACTAGGTCGTTTATTTGAGTTTAATAAACTCGCTATCTATCAAGAAAGAACCGCCTCTAAGTTTGAACCGCTTTCCAGTGATGCCAATAACCTTGATGGTTTAAATATTCACTGTGGCATTGTTGATGAACTGCATGCACACAAAACTCGTGATGTGTGGGACGTATTAGAAACCGCCACTGGTGCGCGCCTGCAGTCTCTTCTTTTTGGGATCACCACAGCGGGTTTTAATAAAGAGGGGATTTGTTACGAACTGCGGGATTACGGTATTAAAGTGCTTCGTGGCCAAGTCGATGATGATTCGTTTTTCGCGATTATTTACACCTTAGATAAAGACGATGATCCCTTTGATGAAACCGTGTGGCAAAAAGCGAATCCGGGTCTCGGTGTTTGTAAGCGCTGGGATGATTTACGCCGTCTAGCCAAGAAAGCCAAAGAGCAGGTTTCTGCTCGGATTAACTTCTTCACCAAACACATGAATATTTGGGTCACTGCTGAATCTTCATGGATGGATATGATGAAGTGGGATAGTGCTCCTGAACTCGCATCAAAACAAGAATTACAAACTTATCCGTTATGGGTCGGTGTTGACCTTGCCAATAAAATTGATATTTGTGCGGCCGCTAAAGTATGGAAACAGCCTGATAACGGTCATGTTCATGCTGATTTTAAGTTTTGGTTACCCGAAGACCGGCTTGAGCGTTGCTCTAAACAAATGGCAGAACTCTATCGCAAATGGGCTGATATGGGGCATCTCACATTAACCGATGGTGAAGTTGTCGATCATGCTCAAATTAAAGAAGAAATCATCGAATGGGTGACGGGCGAGAACTTAAACGAACTGGGTTTTGACCCGTGGAGTGCGACACAATTTAGTTTATCACTGGCTGAAGAAGGGCTACCCCTTGTAGAAGTAGCTCAAACGGTGCGTAACTTTTCTGAATCCATGAAAGAGATTGAAGCACTGGTTTATGCGGGTAAGTTTCATCATGGCCAACACCCTGTTATGAACTGGATGATGTCGAACGTCACGGTTAAACCGGATAAAAACGACAACATTTTCCCTAATAAATCCACACCCGAGGCAAAAATTGACGGCCCTGTTGCACTATTTACAGGCATGAGTCGATTATTGGTGAATGGTGGAGATCAGGAACAAAACCTCTCTGATGTCCTCGCTTCTCGAGGCTTACGCTCTCTCTAAGGAAATTTAATGAAATTTTTAACAATAACAGCCTTATTGGTTGGGATTGCGGGGGCCTTTTTGTTGTCATGGGGCGCTTGGTTAATCTACCTACCGATGGGCTATATTTGCGCGGGTTTATTGTGCCTTTTATGGTCATACCTTGTTTCAAGAGCGCTTGGACAACCTAGAAATAACAAGGAGGAATAATGTTTTTCCCTGGATTATTTCAGAAATCTCAGAAAGAGATGACCTCATCAGAACTGAGTGAGTTAATTGGATTGTCTTATGACACTTATTCTGGTCGAAGAGTGAGTACACAACTCGCTATGCAACTGACTTCTGTATTTAGTTGTATTCGTGTTCTTGCAGAATCGGTAGGGATGTTGCCATGCTCTTTATATGAACAATTAGAAAGAGGAAATAAACGCGCCACCAAAGAACGGTTACACAAATTACTGGCGGTTAAGCCCAATAATTACATGACACCTCAAGAGCTTTGGGAACTATTAATTGCCTGTTTGTGTTTAAGGGGAAATTTTTATGCTTATAAGGTGTACGCCTTAGGCGAGGTGGTTGAATTACTACCTCTCGATCCTAGTTGTGTCACGCCAAAATTAAATAGCCAATGGGAGCCTGAGTATCAGGTGACATTTCCAAATGGTAAAAGTGAAACACTGACACAGCAAGAAATCTGGCATGTACGGATTTTTACTCTTGATGGTTTAGTGGGGTTAAGCCCAATCGCGTATGCACGTCAGGCTATTGGTTTGGGATTAGCCACCGAAGAGCATGGTTCGCGTTTGTTTGGAAACGGTGCGGTGACAAGTGGTGTATTACAAACGGATCAATATCTAAAAGATGATGCTTACGAAAGACTGAAATCTGACTTCGGTGAACGGCACCAAGGGTTAGCCAATGCACACAAACCGATGATTTTAGAAATGGGGTTGAAGTGGCAACAAATCAGTTTATCGGCTGAAGATGCGCAATTTCTTGAAACACGAAAGTTTCAGTTAGAGGAAATTTGCCGTATTTTTCGTGTTCCCCTTCACATGGTGCAAAACACCGATCGCGCCACATTCAATAACATTGAAAACTTGGGTATTGGTTTTATTAACTACTCACTTGTTCCCTACCTTATTCGTATAGAGCAACGTATTAATGCAGGGCTGGTAAAAGCCAGTAAGCAAGGAACTTTTTATGCCAAATTTAATACTGGCGCTTTATTACGTGGTGATATGAAATCGCGATTTGAAGCCTACTCAACAGGCATTAACTGGGGGATTTATTCGCCTAATGAATGTCGTGAACTCGAAGAGTTAAATCCGCGTGAGGGTGGCGATATTTATCTCACGCCGATGAACATGACTACTAAGCCAGAAACCCAAAAACAAGAGGAGAAAGCGCATGCCGATGACGACCAAACAACGGCTTGATGTGCCATTGAAAATTAAGTCTGTTAGTGACTCTGGCGAGTTTGAAGGCTACGGCTCCGTTTTCGGGGTAAAAGACAGTTATGCCGATATTGTGATGCCGGGGGCTTTTCTTAATTCCCTGAGTCAGTGGAAAGAAAAAGGTTCATTACCCGCCTTACTTTGGCAACACCAAATGGCTGAGCCTATTGGTATTTATACCGAGATGCGAGAAGACAGCACCGGACTCTATGTAAAAGGTCGTCTGTTAATTGATGACGACCCGTTATCTAAACGTGCACATGCTCATATGAAGGCCGGATCACTCTCCGGCCTTTCTATTGGTTACATTCTTAAAGATTATGAATATGACCGCAGTAAAGATGCCTTTCTACTGAAAGAAATCGACCTATGGGAAGTCAGCTTAGTGACATTTCCTTCCAATGATGAAGCGCGAGTCAGTGATGTGAAGTCGGCATTTGCTCGTGGTGAATTACCCACACAAAAAAGTATTGAGCGAGTCCTGCGCGATGTTGGGCTTTCGCGAACACAAGCCAAGGCTTTTATGGCCAAAGGCTACGATGCACTTTCTCTGCGTGATGTTGAGCAAGAAGCATTAGAAACATTGAAATCTATTTTTAAATAATAAAGGAAAAATTATGGCTATTGATCATAAAGACGTTAGTGAAGTTGCGCAGGAATTAAAAGGTCAGTTTGACGAATTTAAAAAGTCGAATGATAAACGTATCGATGCGATTGAAGCTGAAAAAAGTAAGTTATCAGCAACCGTTGATACCTTAAATGAAAAATTATCAGAGTTGGATGAATTAAAAAGCAATTTAGAAGCGGAACTTGCTTCAGTAAAACGTCCAGATGGTAACGTGACGAATAAAGATGTCTCTGAGCATAAAACCGCGTTTGAATTATTTGTGCGTAAAGGTACCGATGATGGGCTTGCGGAGTTAGAGCGTAAAGCAATGCAGGTCGGTTCAGATCCTGACGGCGGTTATGCAGTACCCGAAGAACTGGATCGTAATATCATTACGGCATTGCGTGATGAAGTGGTTATGCGCCAAGAGTGTAATGTGATTACGGTTGGCACAGAGAAGTTTAAACGCCTGATTAATCAAGGTGGCACTAATAGTGGATGGGTGGGTGAAGTGGATAAACGCCCTGAAACCAACACATCAAAACTCGCCTCTATTGAGCCTGTATGGGGAGAAATTTACGGCAACCCTGCTGCTACTCAAACTATGCTTGATGATGCCTTTTTTAATGTTGAGCAATTCATCACCAGTGAGTTAGCCACAGAATTTGCGGAGCAGGAAGAATCGGTATTTACCCACGGTGACGGTATTAAAAAGCCTAAAGGTCTATTGGCGTACGGTAGTGACGATAAAGGCGACAAAGAGCGTGAATGGGGTAAGTTACAGCATTTGTTATTGAAAAAACCGACGGAAATCACCGCGGATGAAGTCATGAAATTGATTTACACCATGAGAAAGGTTTATCGTACAGGTGCTAAATTTATGATGAATAACAATACATTATTCCAAGTTCGCACACTGAAAGATGCTCAAGGTAATTATTTGTGGCAACCCGGTCTGCAATTAGGGCAACCTTCTGCATTATTAGGGTATGGCATTGCAGAAAATGAGCAATTTGCTGATGTCTCTGCTGACGCTGTGCCGATTGCTTTTGGTAACTTCAACCGCTGTTACACTATTCTTGATCGTATTGGTGTTCGTATGTTACGTGACCCATACACCAACAAACCGTTTGTCCATTTCTATACGACGAAACGCGTTGGCTCTATGTTAGTTGACAGTAATGCGGTGAAGTTACTGAAAGCGGGAGCCACTAAATAATCTGAGTTTATGTATCTCAGTTTCATATATACCGCTTAATTGCGGTTTTTTTGTGCCTGCGATCGAGATAGGTCGCAGGATTTATTGGAGGTTTCATGGCATTTCCAACTATCGATGAATTGAAACGCCAATGTTATATCGATGGTGATCAGGATGATGATTTGCTTCAACAAAATCTATTGTCAGCGATAGCCGAAGTGGAAAGATTAACAAACCGAAAATTGTATGATGATGAAATACCTGAAAATGATCATTATGGCTTACTTCTTTCCGAAGATATAAAAATAAGGCTCATGCAAATGGTCGGTTTTTGGTATGAGAATCGTGAAGGTCAATCACTCCCCGAGTCGCTATGTAATGCATTGCGTGAATATCGTATCAGACCTATGCGAGGGCAATCATGAAAGCAGGAAGATTGCGCCAAACTGTCATATTTCAACAGAACGCACCCATTAAATTACCTTCAGGGCAACTTAAAAAAGAGTGGGTTGATATCGCTTCAGTGCGGTGCGAAGTAAAACATCTTTCTGGTCGTGAACTGATATCCGCTAATGCTGAAATGTCAGAGGTTACTGTTAGAGTGTGGATGCGTTATCGACCCGACATTAACAGTACCTGCAGAATGGTTTGGCGTGAGCAAATTTATGACATTCAGTCAGTCATCCCTGATGAGAAATTGACTCGATTAGAATTGCTATGCAAACAAGGAGTTAAACAATCATGAATTTGGATTTCTCCGATCTACTCGACTTATCAAGAGAGTTAGATGTTTTAAGTCGAGCTGAAAGTCATCAAGCGATGCGAAAAGCAACCAATGCGGCCGCAACGTTATTACGTGATGAAATCAGAACGTCCGCACCACGAAAGACGGGAAAATTAGCACGAAATATAGTGACCCGTAATCACAGAATGCGCAATAAAGGTGAGGTTTCTTCGGGCGTTTATGTTCGAGGGAGTAACGCTTCAGGCACAAACAGTGATACATCCATGAAAAGTGATCATCCTAACAATGCCTTTTATTGGCGCTTTCTTGAAGAGGGCACTTCTAAAATGGCGCCAAGACCTTTTATACGTCCCACTTTTGATCGTGAATCGGATAAGGCAGCCAATTTAGCCATTAGCGAATTAAATAGAGCGATTGATGAGGCGCTAGGAAAATGACAGAGGCGGATATCTACGCAATTTTATCACCTGTATTACCTGATAAAGTTTTTCCGTATGTTGCTCCACAATCAAACCCTGCAATAACAGCGCCTTGGTGTGTCTTCTCTTTGTACGATGTCAAAGGCGATGTACTGAAGGGGCAAGCCGAAACGATGACGAATATTCAGGTTGATGTTTATGCCGATACGATTGATGAGGCGAGAAAGCTTCGCTTGTTATTTGCTAATGCATTAACAAAATTAAGCCCTGTTGAAATTTCAGAAAAACAAGGCTACGAGCCAGATACAGGATTGTTTAGAGCAACATTTGAATGCCAAGTTTGGCAATAGCATCGCCTTATTATTCACACTAAAGCCACCTTCGGGTGGTTTTTTTATGCCAATAGGAAATGATCATGTCTAGTAAATATGAAAAAACACAAGGCACTAAAATCAGTGTCTCGAAATTACCCGCAACAGAAGTTAACCCTGCTGATGCGGTATTTTTAGGGATTTCGTGTTCAACAAAAGAAATCAGTTATACCGGTGGGCAGAAATCAGATATTGATGTCACCACACTCTGCTCTGAGGAGCAAGAAGTTACCAATGGATTATCCGCACCTGCAGAGCTCACCATTAATGGTAATTTCACCGATGATGAAGGCCAAGAAACATTACGTACCGCGTATGAAAATGATGAAGTTCATGCATTTAAAGTAGAGTTCCCTTCGGGGATTGGCTATGCATTTTTAGCCGAAGTGCGTCAAAACAGTTGGAGTGTTTCTACTTCAGGTGTGGTTTCCGCTTCATTTACCCTACGTTTAAAAGGTAAATCTAAGCCGATTAAAAACGGGACTGTTAATTTAAATAAAGGTAGCGAATAACCATGAAAAAACCGTCATTAAAGTCACTGGCTTTAAGTGAAAAGAACGCCTTTCGCACAAAGAAAGTGAATGTTGCTGAATGGGAAAATGCGGTCGTCATGCTTCGTGAACCGTCATCACCTGCATGGATGAAGTGGCGTGAAATTATTCATCATGATAATGCTGAAGATGAACATTCGTTATCTGACATTGAAATTGCACAACGTAATTTACGTGCCGATGTTGTGATGTTTATTGATGTGTTGCGTGATGAAAACGGGGAGGTCGTTTTTGATGAATCAGACATCAACGATGTGATAGCTATTTATGGCCCTGTGCATTCTCGTTTATTAAAACAAGCGCTCGATTTAACTATTTCGGTTGATGATGCAGAAAAAAAGTAGCTCAGCCTGATACTTTCTTTTTAATGACATTGGCGCTCCGTATGGGGCGCACTCTTGATGAACTCACTCGCCAAATGAGCTTGAGTGAGCTTCGGATGTGGATGGCTTTTGATCGCATTAATCCCATCGGTGATATTCGTAGTGATATTCAAACAGCACATATCGTTTCTTCTATTTATCACTCTCAAGGCGGTAAATGCACGCTTTCTGATGTGCTTTTACGGTGGGACCCCAAAGCAACCCAAGAAAGTGATGATAGTTCTAATGGGTTAGAGAATTTCTTTCAGTCTATTTCAGAAAATTAATTATTTTTGTGAGGATAAAATGGCAAAACTGCGTGAACTGATTATTAAAATTTCTGCTAATTCTTCCTCGTTTCAATCTGAAATAGCGCGTGCTTCGCGTATGGGGGAAAACTATTATCGGATCATTGAGCAAGGAGAGCGACGCGCCAGTGGTGCATCTCGTGAAATGCAACGCGCTATCCATGATCTAAATGGTGAATTATCGTCCATTAAAAATACTGTATCAGGCGTTGCGGGTGCATTTGCAGGAGCTTTTGCAACACAACAACTTATCAATTATGCAGACACATGGAGTCAACTTAGCGGTCGATTAAAATTAGCGTCTACGTCGATGGAGGATTTTAAACAAGCACAGCAAGAGTTAATGACGCTGAGCCAAAGAACGGGCACATCGATTGCAGCGAATACGAATCTATACAGTCGTGTTGCACAATCCATGCGTGATGCGGGGTATGCATCAAGTGATGTTGCTAAAGTCACCGAAACCATTGCAACTTCATTAAAACTCTCTGGCGCCAGCGCTGAAGAAACCAGCTCTGTTATTACACAGCTAAGCCAAGCATTAGGTTCGGGTGTTCTTCGTGGTGAAGAGTTTAATGCTGTCATGGAGAATGGTGGTCGATTAGCAAAAATGCTGGCTGATGGTATGGGAACGACGATTGGTGGTCTGCGTGAAATGTCGCAAAATGGGCTGCTCACGATGGATAAAATTGTTCCTATCCTGACGAATACGCAACAGTTACGAGCCGAATTTGAGCAATTACCAGCCACGGTAAGTGGGTCTGCACAGAAGATTGAAAATGCGTTCATGGCATGGATCGGCAATGTTAATGAAACATCGGGTGCTACTCGCACACTATCAACCGCAATGGAAGGGATCGCGAACAATATTGATGGTATAGCCTCTGTTTCTGGTGTTTTAATTGGTCTAGGTTTGGCTCGTTACTTTGGTGGACTGACAACAAGTGTGGCAAATGCAACCATTGGGGTTGCGCGTGCAACAAAAAGTGAAATAGCACATGCTCAAGCTCAATTGCAAGGTATCAAAATATCAACGGCTAGAGCAAGAGCAGCAGTCTATCGGGCTCAACAAGCAAGGTTGGCATCACAAAGTGTTGAGCAACAAGCATTAGCTGAGCGTCGATTAGCGTCCGCGCAGGCAACGTTAAATAGAAATATTTCTGCTAGACGCACGGCACAAGAAAACCTTAATAGAGTAACCTCTGTTGGAACACGCCTTCTTGGTGGTGCAATGGGGTTGATTGGTGGGGTTCCTGGTCTCGTGATGGCGGGTGCGACTGCTTGGTATATTATGCATCAGCGCCAGCAAGAGGCGAGAAGATCTGCCATTGAGTATGCTAATACGCTAGATACTCTGAAAGAACGTATGCCCAACATGACTTTATCGCAGTCGCATGATGAGTCAAAAAATATAAAGAAAACGCTTGAAGTTCAAATTGAAGAATACGAAAAGCAACTTGCTAAAATTAAAAACATGGAGCGTGGCATAGTAAGTGCTCAACGTGAAGCGGATAACTTGCCAGAAGGTGTAGCAAGAGAAAGATTGCAATGGCGTATAAAGGAAACTGTATCTGCATTAGCCGTTGAAACTCAGCGGTTATCTCAAATGGAACAAGAAAAAGAAAGAACAACAAGCGCATTAAATGCGGTAGACAGCCAACGGAATTTTCTTATACGTCAGCAGGACTTGGAACAAAATAAAACCCATCAATCACTACTATTAATGAATGCCGAGCAAACCAAATTCAATCAAATCATGAATATTGGTAATAGTGTCTTAGCGACTCGACAGGCATTAGTTAATATTCCAATGCGTATTCCCAATGCAACATTAACTGATAAACAGCAAGCGTTAATAGATAATTCAGAAAGAAATAAGACTCTATCTTCATTATCGGGTGAGGACAAAATAGTCAAACAAGCTGAGTTTTCTGCTGATGATGTTGGGTTATTAAATACACCAGAATTTGCTGATGCTAGAAGAAAATATATTGAAAATCAGGTAGAAGCATACAGGAGTCAGCAAAAGCTAAACGAATCTCTTAAAACAGGAAAGGCAACACAAAGCGCCTATGAAAAAGCGCAAAAAGAAGCTGAAAGAACTGCAGAACAATATGAGCGGAAAATAGCGGATTTAAGTGTGGCAACAGAGGTTCAGAAGGTTAGGGCTTCACAAGGCGAAAAAGCCGCTTCTCTTTATGCAGCATCACATGAAAATGGGGCTAAATGGACTGATAAGCAAAGAGAAGCGATTGAACGCTCATCCGTCGCTCTCGCAGAATGGACGCAAAAAGCAGATGATGCCGTCAAAAAGCATCGTGATATGGAAGATGCTCGTAAAAAACTGCAAGAAGCCACAGTCAAATTTAACGATGAAGCTACGTTAGCGACTCAAACCAATAGCATGAGTTCGCGAGAAAAAAGCTATTTTGAAGAAAGCCAGCAAATAGACCGTATCTACAATGAATCTGCAAAGAAAACAGAAGATATTGAAGCCAGATCTAAAGCATTAGATGCATTAGACCTTAAGTATCGAAATATAGCGCTCGCTGAATCTGACTGGACCGCAGGTATAACGCGTGGAATGAAAGATTGGGTTCAGGAAAGTGGTAACTACGCTGCTCAAACAGCCTCTGTTGTTCAAAATGCAATGGGAGGAATGGTTGATACTATCAGCGATAAACTAAATGGTAATAAAGCCAGCTGGAAAGATTGGTCTGTTAGCGTGTTGAAATCCATTCAGAATGTACTCATTAATGCGGCAATAGTGAATAGCCTGAATACAATGGCCGGTGCTGGCGGTTGGATGGGCGCTGTTGGTGGATTTTTAGGTGGTGTTGCTCATGCTAAAGGTGGGGTACATAGTTCAGAAAGTCTTGGTTCTTATAGTAATCAAATCGTTAGCTCACCCACGTATTTTGCCTTTGCTAAGGGGGGCGCGCCTAATCTCGGACTTATGGGCGAGGCGGGGAGTGAGGCTATAATGCCATTAACCCGAACCGCAGATGGCAACTTAGGGGTTAGAGTTGTTGGTGGTAATAATCAGGGCGCTACTTCAGCACCTCAGGTTTACATTACCATTGATGGTAACGGTAATTCAGAAACTCAATCAACGAACGGGTTTGAACAGTTTGGTGCGGAGGTTGGACGATTTGTTGATAGTCGTTACCGAGAGTTAATGTCTAAAGATATTAGGCCGGGTGGTTTAATTTGGAACGCAACTCGAGGAGGCCGTTAAAAATGGAAACATTCACTTGGTGTCCACGTATAAACCCGACTGAAGATGTCTCTTACAACACAAGGAAAGTCAAGTTTGGGGATGGTTATGAACAAGTTTCTGGCAATGGTTTAAATTCACGTAGTCAGAAATGGGCAATGGAGTTTGTGGGTGATGATAATTACATTTCAGCTATCCGTCACTTTATTGATAAACACGCAGGAATAAAGTCGTTTTTCTGGAAGCCGCCTCTTGAGCCACTTGGATTGTATCGTTGTGATGAACACAAACTCATTCCGAACGGTGCAGGAAATTACACCCTTTCTTTAGTTTTTATTCAGGCATTTAAATCATGATCACAGCCGATTATCAAAAATTAGAGCCGGGCAATACTGTCCGGCTTTTTGAAGTTGATGGTACAGAATTTGGTGTTCCTAATATTCTGAGATTCCATGCATACAATATTCCCATCACGGAAGAGGAGATGCAAAAGGCTAAAGGAGAAATAGAGGCTAAGTCCATTTGGTGGCAAGGGAATGAATATGGGGCATGGCCAGTTCAAATAGAAGGGTTAGAGTCCTCTACAACGGGATCTAGTGCTAATCCTAAATTATCAGTGGCTAATTTAGATAGCTCAATAACCGCATTATGTCTGCATTATGATGATATGTTGAAAGCAAAAGTGATTATTCACGATACACTTTCTCATTATCTCGATGTGGAGAATTTTAGTGATGGGAATGCTTCTGCAGATCCCACCCAAGAGCGAGTATCTGTCTTTTATATTGATAGTAAAAGTGCAGAAACAAATGAGTTTGTTGAATTTACACTGGCGAGTCCAATGGATTTACAAGGTGTGATGATACCTACTCGGCAACTACATTCAATGTGTACGTGGTGTTTACGAGGGCAATATAAATCGGGAGATGGGTGTGATTATGCAGGGCAAAATGGTTATTTTGATAAACAGGGTAATCCTGTTGACGATCCATCACTAGATAAGTGTAGTGGTTTATTGAAAACGGGGTGTGTACCACGATTTGGTAAAAATAATCCACTTCCTTTTGGTGGCTTTGTCGGAACCTCATTGTTACGGAAATAATAATGATGCAAAAGAAAATACGAGAGGCGATATTTTCTCATGCAAAAAAGGAATATCCCAAAGAAGCATGTGGCGTTATCGTACAAAAATCCAGAGTAAAGACGTATTTACCTTGTGTAAATGTAGCTACAACACCTCAAGAGCACTTCGTTATTTCTCCCCAAGAATATGCATTATGTGAAGACCAAGGCGTCGTTATTGGTATTGTTCATAGTCATCCAGATGCTACGACTCAGCCTTCTGAGTTAGATCAGGCTCAATGTGATGCACTGGGTATCCCTTGGTATATTGTCAGTTACCCCGAGGGGGATTTTCGTGAAATTCTTCCTCGAGGCGAACTTCCTCTTATTGGCCGTCCATTTGTGCTTGGTTTTACGGATTGCTGGGGCCTAATAATGAGTTATTTTAAGCAGACACATAATATTGTATTACCTGATTATCGTGTTGATTATCCGTGGTGGGAGCAAGGTGAAGATCGCTATATGGATAATTGGCAAGAAGCGGGGTTTATGAAAGTAGAAGGTGAACCACAAGTAGGCGATATGGTTGTTATGCAGGTTCAATCCAATGTTGCAAATCATGCTGGTATTATTCTGGATGATGGCATGTTATTACATCACCTTTATGGGCGATTAAGCCAACGAGTTCCTTATGGTGGTTATTGGCGAGATAGAACAATTATTATATTGCGTCATTTATCATTAATTAAATAAAAAGTATTTATTTCTATATTTGCCTTTCATTCTTATTATCAAGTTATTAACATGATCACGTTTAATTATAAAAACTGATATGGAGTGATAATGAAAAAATTTGGTTTTTTTACATTTGCTATTGGTGTTATCAGTATAATTATCGGATTGATAATATTAATGAATATTAAAACGGAATATGATTCTGTTAGATTATTTCCTAATGCAGTAGTTTCTATGTCCATCGGTTGTTTTTTAACTTTAATCGGTTCTATTTTTGCCGGCTGTGGCGCTATTGTTGAAGAAATTAGAGGGGGTAAATCATCTCTTACTAATAATCAACAAATAAATAATCAATCAATTGAAAATGAATTTTTTGATATAGGTAAATGGTCTGCTTCTAATTTTGTCATTAGAGGAAGTGATGGACTGAAATTTGATGAAGAAGCAGTAACTAAATTCGTCGAGGAAATGAAAAAATCAAAACCTACATATAACGGAGCACAGTTAATAGCATTTTATAAGATGGACATAAACGCTATAACAAACGGTTTTCCAGAATCATTAAGATCAAAATTTACTGAAGATTTTGAAAATAAAGTAAATCATTAATTATTTAAACATCTTAAATATAACCCGCCAAGTGCGGGTTTTTTTATGGAGTTTTTATGCAAGAAGAAAAAATGGTAACAATAGAGTTAAGCGGAATATTAGGAAAAACATTTGGTAAAACTCATCAGCGCATAATTACGACAACATCAGAAGCAATCAGAGCACTTTGTTGTACCTTAAATGGATTTGAACAGTATTTAAATACCAGTAAATCACGTGGATTAACATACGCCGTATTTAAAGGGAAAAAGAATATCGGTGTTGATGATCTTAATTTCCCGATATCAGAAGAAATTATTCGTATCGTTCCGGTTGTGATGGGGAGCAAAAGAGGGGGTGTTTTTCAGACTATTTTTGGTGCCGTCCTTGTTGCTGCAGCTATATGGCTACCTTGGGGATCAGCATTATGGGCCAGTAACCTTTTATTTGCTGTTGGCGCATCAGTAGCTATCGGCGGTGTTATTCAAATGCTTTCACCTCAACCGAAAGGTCTTGCAATGCAAGATCAGGGTGAAAACAAACCTTCGTATGCGTTTGGCTCTCCTACTAATACCGTTTCTCAAGGTTACCCTGTACCAGTGCTTTATGGCGAAAGAACTATTGGTGGTGCCATCATTTCTGCAGGTATTTATGTAGAAGATCAGCAATAAATCTATTTGGAATAATCTAATGAGAAAAACAATTCACGGCCAAAAAGGGGGCGGTGGTAATCCTCGTGTGCCTGTTGAGCAACCCGATGATTTACAATCTATTGCTAAAGCAAAGTTACTCATTGCATTGGGTGAGGGAGAATTTGCCGGAGAGTTAACAGCACAAAATATCTTTCTTGATGGCACACCGTTAGAAGACACTGAAGGAAATGCAAATTTTAGTGGTGTAACGTGGGATTTTAGATCAGGAACACAAGCACAGACTTACATTCAAGGATTGCCTAGCGCTGAAAATGAAATCAATGTTGGTTCAACGATTTCGAGTAAAACACCGTGGGTTCACACATTTACCAATTCACAATTATCAGCTATTCGAGTTCGTCTAAAGTGGCCTTCATTATTCAAGCAAGAAGATAATGGGGATTTGGTGGGTAATGAAGTTAAATACGCTATTGATTTACAAACCGACGGTGGTAGCTGGAAAACCGTTATTGATAGTGCAGTAAAAGGGAAAACAACTTCAGGTTATGAGCGAGCTCATCGAATTGATTTACCTGAATCGACAACATCATGGTCACTACGTGTTAGAAAAGTCTCTAATGATGCTAATAGCAGTAAAATTGGTGATACGGTTGTTTTGCAAAGTTACACTGAAGTCATTGATGCTAAATTCACCTATCCTCATACAGCATTACTTTATATTGAATTCGACTCTAAACAATTCAACGGCTCTATTCCGCAAATAACGTGCAAACCGAAAGGACGCATAATCCGAATACCTTCAAATTACAATCCTATTGATCGCACCTATGCGGGTGTGTGGGATGGTTCCTTTAAATGGGCATGGACCAATAATCCCGCATGGGTTTTCTACGATATTGTTATCTCTGATAGATTTGGCCTTGGACAACGAATAAATCAACAACAGATTGATAAATGGGAGTTATACCGTATAGCGCAGTATTGTGATCAATTGGTACCCGATGGAAAAGGTGGTGACGGCACAGAACCTCGTTATGTCTGTGATGTTTATGTGCAAGATAGAAATGAAGCGTATAACGTGTTACGTGACTTTGCAGCCATCTTTCGAGGAATGACCTATTGGGGGGGCGGTCAGATTGTGACATTAGCAGATATGCCTCGTGACATTGATTATAGCTATACCCGAGCTAATGTGATTGATGGAAAATTTATTTATTCAAGCAGTAGCAGTAAAGAAAAATATTCCACGGCATTGGTTTCGTATTCAGATCCGCAAAATGGATATGCTGATGCAATGGAGCCGGTGTTTGAACCTGATTTAGTTTCTCGGTTTGGGTTTAATCAATTAGAAGTTACGGCGATTGGCTGTACTCGACAAAGTGAAGCAAACAGAAAAGGGCGCTGGGGAATACTGACAAACAATAAAGACAGAATGGTGACATTTTCTGTTGGGTTAGATGGGAACATTCCGCAACCCGGTTACATTATCGCTGTTGCTGATGAACTATTGTCAGGAAAAGTCACTGGCGGTCGAGTGAGTGCCATCGATGGCAGAAATATTACGTTAGATCGCGTTGCAAGTGCTGTGAGTGGTGATCGCTTAATTCTCAATCTTCCTTCAGGGCAATCGCAAGCAAGAACGATACAAACAGTATCAGGGAAAGTGATCACGGTTACAACGGAGTACAGTGAGACACCAGAGACAGAATGTGTTTGGGTTGTCGAATCAGAAGAGCTGTATGCGCAACAATATCGCGTTGTTAGTGTTACAGAAAATGAGTCTAATCAATTTACTATTACCGCCATTCAGCATGATCCTAGTAAATATGAACACGTTGATTCTGGTGCGGTGATTGATGAACGGCCCATTAGTGTTATTCCTCCTAATAACCAGCAAGCCCCGAAAAATATAGTCATCGACTCTTACTCCATTGTAAGCCAAGGCGTTAGCATTGAAACGATGCGAGCACAGTGGCCACAAGTTGAAAACGCAATCTCTTATGAAGCGCAGTGGCGTAGAAACGAAGGCAATTGGGTCAATATGCCTCGTAGCTCCATTAACTCTATTGAGGTTCCTAATGTTTATGCCGGTCGATATTTAGTCCGTGTTCGAGCCATTAATGCTTCTGAGATCTCCAGCGGGTGGGGATATTCTGACGAAAAAACGTTAACCGGAAAAATAGGAAATCCACCAAAGCCGGTTAATTTTAGAGCGTCGCCCTTAGTATTTGGCATTAAGCTAGACTGGGGATTTGGTGAAAACACCAGTGATACATTAAAAACTGAAATTCAGTACAGCAAAACCAATGATGGTGAAGGTCTGATGCTGTTATCTGATGTTCCTTACCCATCTAAAACCTATGAAATGGCAGGTTTATCCGCAGGTATCGTGTTTTATTTTAGAGCTAGGCTGGTGGATAAAACAGGTAATCAATCTGAGTGGACTGAGTTTATTCGTGGGGAGTCGGAGTTTGATGTAGGTACGATATTACCAGAGCTTGATGGACACTTCATGTCATCTGAAGCTGGTCAGCAACTCAGTGAACGCTTGGATTGGAATGCTGAGACAGCAATTATTCTTAGTAATGCTGACTCTCAACTATCACGCAGTTTGTTAGTGAAACACGGTCAATCACAGGCTGGGATCAAAGAGCTATGGCAAGTCCGTGCAACGGATAACGAAGCATGGGCACAGGAAGTTAAAGAAATCTATTCCGCTGTTGGTGATAACACGTCTGCAATTAAAGAGACTCAAACGTCAATTACCAATCTTGATGAGGCTTTTGGTCAGCGATTTACTGAAATTCGCACAGAAATGGATAAGGCTCAGGCTGATATCATTTCAAACTCTACCGCCATCTCTAACACAAACAAAGCTTTTGCTGAAAACAAAACCCAAGTTCAGGCTAAGTTTGATGAACAGGAGGGTTTGATTCAGGAGAAGATGCAAGCTACGTTTGAGCAGTCTGGCGACGGTGTTGTCACGCACTCAATTAATATCACGATTGTTCATAACAACGTGAAATACAATGCAGCAGGACAGGTCATTAGCGCTCAAGTTAAGAATGGGAAGCTCGAATCATTCTTTGGTTATAACGCGAATAACTTTGCTTGGTATAACCCTGCAAATGGCAAGATGGAATTATTCATGTATGCCAAGAACGGGCAATTGTTTATGCGTGAGGCCTTTATTAACGAGGCATGGCTGAATTCTGTTGTTGTCACTGAATACATTAAATCAGGTGATTATGTGCCTGGTAAGAGTGGTTTTTTGATTGATGGGAAAAACAATAATATGGAAATGAATAATGCCACATTTCGCGGTAATTTGGATATTGGCACCAATAAAACAGGTCAGCGCATCGTTATCACTAATAATCGTATTGCCGTTTATGATGATAAAGGCGTGTTGCGTGTTGAAATAGGGGAAATAACAGGGGTTTAATCAATGTATGGAATGTATATAAAACCTGATAACGGATCCTCTTTCTTATTAGATTCTGAAAAAAATCAACCCATTGGATTTTTATCCAGAATAGATATGCCTTATTCTTTAAGAGAGGGGTGGAAAAGTACGCCTCACAATATTCAGGATATTAATAAATACAATATTATTTTTATTCCACGAATAATGTCGAGAACCTTCAAAACGCAAGGCGCTTATGATTGGGGGAGTTGTAATATCACCAGCTATAAAATCGAAGGCGATAATTTTTTATATTATGGTGATAACGGTTCAGATTGGATATGGACAGACCCGGAAGAAGATTTCTGGTCTTCTGATGATCCATATTTCAGAATGGATATTTACGGTTATTTAAAAGAACGACCCAAATATGATTATGGAATACAACTACGTGGAATGAATAATATTTATAACCTTAATTCTGAATTACGAGGTTATTGTGTTTACGCTGAGCTTGTTAGTGTCACTGTCGGTAAAGAAAATGGCTGGTTCCCACCAAAAGAATTTTTCCTAAATGAAAATAACCCGATGTTATTTGCCAGACCAGAAAAAGATGGTGTAACTTTTTGTTATAACAAAATGAGAGGATTAACAGTCTCTGAAACATGCAAAGTGTATGTTGTAATCTTCAATACAAATCTAAGGTTACAAGCACCTAAATCAGGTGTCGTTATTTATAATGAAAAAAAAGAAATTACTTATACCTCTAAATATAAACCTCTCCATTTAGGGCAATCAACGTGGTTTGACCGAAATAATGGTGGAACATTTGAGCAATTGAAAAAGCCAATGATATTGCCAGATTCTCACTTTGTTAATTGGGTCGTTAATCGGGGCTATATGGATTATTACCGCACTGGTTATTATTTTATGAGTAATAACAAAGTCGGCATGAGAGATATTTATTATTTGGGTGGCGAATATGGTGGACCATATGGACCCAGCGGGAGTAATGGCTATAAAACGAATTACGATTTATATGGCATCGAACTTAGCGACTACTTCAATATTTAATTAACCCTCATTTTCACCTCTAGGAAAATCTATTTATGATATACACAACAGGCACTATTAATGCAGTGTCAGGGTCTGCTATTGTCAAAGGCACTGGCACTAAATTTAAAAATAATAATCCAGCCATTAATATCGGAATGACGATTTTAATTAAATCGGGAAATACTAATATTCCGTATATGATTAAATCCGTTAATTCCGACACAGAATTAGTATTAGCACAACCCGCATTAGTAACAGCAACTAACACAACATTCTCAATTCATATTACTGAGCCCGATAATAATAGTGATGCAGCAAGAACGATGGTTGCAATAAATGCATACACACAATATTTCCTTGATGCAATGAATACATGGATGAGTGAAACAGGGCAGACAAAAATTGAAATGCCAAATGGTGAAGTTGTCACGCTCGATAGCATTAAAAAGATGCAGGAGGATATTAGTAATAAATTTGATAAAAAAGGTGGGAAAATATTAGGTTACACAGCTGTCGATGGATTAATTCAATCACTTCAAGGTAGATTGGGTGGGGTAAAGGATGGTTCTAGCATTAATTTAGAGTGCGATGCGGATGGACCACGAATAACATCATTATATCCAAACTCTAGCTGGGGAATCCATAGACTCCCGACTTCTAGTGGCACCTTTATGCAAATCGGCGACTATGGAGTAGGGGGGAATACCATACATATAGATAATTCAGGTTTGAATAACCCACTAACGCCAACTGGTACATATCATCAAGGGGGAGGGCAAAATGACAATTGGTTTGGTACATATGGAGTATTAATAAATTTAAAATATAATGATACAAATTCAACTAAAATTTTCTATAGTGGGGATAAAGGTATTCCAACTATTGCATCGAAACATGGCGAATCATTAGTTTGGAATGTTTTATGGGGAACTGGTAACACCACAACAGATCCACAAGGTTTCATCAAAAAAGCCTCCCCAATTATTAACATCAATCCTGACGGCACATTTACCACTAACGACGAATCTGAGGGTGCTACGGTTACTCGAGTAGCTCAAGGTGAATATCTTATCGAGGGAGTATTAGGTTTTAATTCAGACGCAGGTTGGGGCGGAGTCGACGGCGGTATTGAAATTCCACTTGATGTCAATAAGCAACCGCTCATTTGGGTTAACTCTAAAGTTAACAAAGACGGCTCTATTCTCGTTAAAACGTATCACCGAACTCACCCTAATGCACCTAAATTCGCCCGTAATGATATTGACGGGTACAAAGACGGCGACCCAATTGATATCCCTGATGGTCGTTTTATTTCTGTTCGTGTACAGATGCCAGAGCAATCAATCTATAACGTGAGAATGCGTGAAATGGAAGAAGTGCAGGAAGCGGAAGAAGAGCGCAGACAAAAAGAAGAAAATCAGGACACCAATAAGACACCAGAAATAGTGTTTTCCAAAAGGTTATAGTTGTATTTTGTATGTACTAATAATTATAATTGATTGGAAATAGCGCGAAAAAGATCGCGCTATTATTCACTTCACAGAAAATACACCATGGAAATTATTATTTAACCAGTAACCGATTTTATTAGCAACATAAACACATAATGCTGTATATATAACAGCACTAACCGGTGTATCAACTGTTAATGATAAGCCAGTAATAGATATGGCTGAAGATAAAAACACCTTTGTTATATACTCTAAACCACAAATGTTTAGTGTATTCTTACCCATATGGTTAATGATGTTAAACTTACAAATATATTTCGCAATGTATGTGTTAAATATAACTAGAGATAAAGTTGTTATCATTATATTTAGTATGGAAAAAACTTTATTTCCATCATATGGAATTGAAAATTCATCTAGTATAGTAATGAATAATGGTCTCGAATCTAACAGTTGGTATAATGATAAAATAAATGTAATTAAAAAGAGTGAGTAGCCAAACAGTGTTCTTTTAAATAAAATGCCGTGTGAAATTTGATTAAATAAGCATCTGCCAAAAGCTAACAACCACCAGTATGCTAATGCTGAATCAATATTCCAAAACCAACTTGGTGATATATATGGATTATTTTTTAGAATATATTGTGTTATATATAATGAAACTATAGATAACAATAAAACAAAATATTTATTTTTAATTATCTTGTAAAATATGTAATCTATTATAAATGTAACAAATAGACAGTTAAAAAACCAAATACTTCCTACATAAGGGTCATTCCTTATTCCTTTTAATATGTATATACATGCTTGAAACAATGTTATCGTTTTATCGTGAGAAATAATCGCATTAATAAACATAACAATAAAAGCAAATGCAAAATATGGTAGCATCAGTCGTTTGAATTTAGATATGAAAAAAATCATGATGTTACTATCTTTTTTATATGAAGCAAAGAAACCAGCTGCAAAAAAGAACAAAGGAACGTGGTAGTTAAATACAAATGAGTAGAATTGACCCGCGCCTTGACCAAAATGACCTATGTATATAGCAAAAATACCTAAAAACTTAAGGGAGTCAACCCATAAGTATCTATGATTATTCATCATTAACCTTTTTATTCATTAGATGCCAAAAGGTTATATTTTATAGTTATTTCTGATTAAAACAACAAAAAAAACAGGGATGATTCTATCATTTTATATATTTTTAGTTTAGTATCAGCCTTTTTCTTTTCCATTATTTATTTTATGTCGCGGATAGACTGATAGATAGTGGCGCCGACGAATTAATAGTCACACGTTAGCTCAACGAACCGAATCAGTCACTAATTTTTTTATAATTTGTACTTGTAACGCATTACGATTTATATCTTTTGTTTTTGCTCTTCTTTTTATTAAAATTCAGTTTTATACGTGGCATATACGTCACCTTACTTTGCTCTATATGTGTTCAATATTTGCGTGTATTAAATTTTTAGATAGTAAAGATAAAGTATAGTTTTGCATTATAGAAAAATAAAAAATTAAACAATAATACAAAATCACATTATGTAATATTTTATTAAACAACATTGACTTCTTTAATAAATATTTAACTATGTATCACATGTCTAATATGTGATGTTTTATAGCCTCTTATGAAACTTTTGCATTATTAAAAAATTTGTTGAGCTTATTTGTTTGAGTAATATATTTTATTTGAATTATTCATCAAAACCCGTTTATATATCTAAATTTTTGGTTATCAAAACCAATAAAAGTATTATGGTAATCAATTAGTTATAAAAATGCACAATCATTGTCTTTTAAGTATATTAAGAGTGAATATACCTTAATAAACAAATGCTTAATGATAGTGGAAATACATAATGCTACGCCACATGGGTTGGACAGAAGCCGCTGACTTAATCATTAAAGGTATGGAAGGCGCGATTGCCGCTAAGACCGTAACTTATGATTTCGAACGTCAGTTAGAAGGCGCTAAATTGCTGAAATGTAGCGAGTTTGGTGACGCGATTATCAAACACATGTAATTGTTGATTTGATAAATAGTTAACGGGAGCTTATTAGTTCCCGTTTATTTTTTGTACTATAAAATTCTTCCCCAAAATATCCCCAAAACTCTTCCCCAAAACTGTTCAATTAAACAGCAATAATTTGCCATTCTTTTCCTCTATCGTCGTGGTATTTATCAGTCATATTTTGTGTTTTATGCCCCAATAATTTTTGTGTATTAATTCCTTGTTCACGATAAAGTCGCTCGGATAAAGAACGTTGTTCATGGAAAGTAGGTGCCGTACCTTTTTCCCAAGTTAACCCACATTTATCTCGCGCTTTTTTAAACGTTGTGGTTAATGTATTTGGTGTGACTTGTTCACCGCGTTTCGCTTGTGCGGTGGTATGCCGATAATGCACGAGATATTTGCTCACAACCGCGTCACGACATTGAGCAACGACATCCCTTAAGGAGAGATTGATAGCCTCACATTTTAGCGAGAGAGGGATGGCCAACTTACTGCCTGTTTTCTCTTGCTGTATATGCAACATGTCATCCCAAATATCAGAGAATTTCATTTTACAGATATCACCGATCCGCTGACCTGTGGTTAAAGCCAATAACATGCCACATTGCAGGTAAGGAGGGTGATTTTTAGCTTGCTGGTAAATAGTGCGCCATTCTTCCAATGTCATGCGTTCTCTTTTCACTCGGTTCCGTGGTTGTTTAGTTGCTTTCGCGGGATTGTAACCAGGCGGAACATAGCCAGCATGTTGAGCTTCTTTAAATACATCAATAAGCACCATGCGAACGACCTGAGCCATTCTTGAATGTCCTAATACTTTGACGGAATCTATTATTTCAGCGATATCTAATGCGGTTATCTCTTTTAATATTTTCGTACCACAATACTGACGGAATAAATTAATAGGTTTCATTTTTTGTCGATAAGAATTAATTTTTAATTCACCGATATCTAATCTTTCTTTTTGAATATCTAGATATTTATCCATCCATATATCGACAGATATTTCAGACTTGTTTGTCTTAATTTTTGATAACCGTTCATTAATACTTAATAACTGTCGAGTATGTTGTTCAGCAATAATTGTATTGGCTTGAATGGCGGTTTCTCTCGCTTCTTGCTCGTCGGTACCTAAGCTATGAAATTTACCGGTGATGGGGTGTTTATATTGCCAATAAATCTTGCCGTTACGTTTATCTAGCTTTCGATATAGATTAGGGATGATAATTTTATGGGTTCGTGGTCGGGCAGCCATCTGTAATTATCCTCTTAAGTCGTTCCGTTGATTTAGTAGGAATTTGAGGGAGAGACAGATAGCCCACATAACGAGCTTCTCTATCAACCATCCACTTGCGGCCAACTTTCATTGCAGGTGGTGCAATAAGGTTATTCTTTGCGTATTTTTGTAATACCGTCATGCAAGGAGAGGCATCCCCAAATTCCAACCTTGCCCACGCTTCAAGAGTCACCATTCTTGACATATTTTCTCTCCATACTGCCGTATACAGTTTAAATAGACGTTAATTATGCTGGTGGTATTTATTTAAACTTTTTAGAACTGTTTATTTAGCTCCTTTTACTTAATTCATTAAATCTACGTAAAAATAAAACTTTGGCTTGTAGAGGGGTTAATGGATTAACAATAAAATCACTTGTAGGAATACCTTCAAGCATTAGCCAATTGCTACCCACATCAATATCTAAATCTCGTTTTTCAGTTGCTAACATCATTAAGTCGGCTAAATGCACAGCGTCCGACATAACGGGTGGCAAGTTATATTTTTGACGAATAACAGCATCAATTCTTTTTTCTATTTCCTTATATTCAGGTAATAGCTTTTTAAGCGGCGATGGCAGATCTTTGACATAGGCCTCACTGGCATCATGAAGTAAGGCTTCTAAAGCATATTCAGGAGCAACTAAATAGCTGACATATACTGAGTGTTGAGCAACAGAATAGAAATTATCAATTTGTCCATTAAAGCGACATTCATTAGCTAAACCTATCGCGATGTCTTGAATATCTATATCCTCGATCCGTACATCGAGGTAATAGAAGTGCTTATTCGTTGCAGTTGCAATATAAGACATTATTCTCTCCACATAATTTAAGTAATAAAGATCCCTCTCGAATTAATCGAGATTAAATTTCCCTGATGTTGGTTAATGGTAAATTCAAATAAAGACTTATTTTTTATGTTTCAATTATTGAACTTGATTATTGCTTACCTCAAGTTGTGGCGGTTTCTACTGTTTCCCAACAGACAGAAACTATTTCTCTTCANTCAAATAAAGACTTATTTTTTATGTTTCAATTATTGAACTTGATTATTGCTTACCTCAAGTTGTGGCGGTTTCTACTGTTTCCCAACAGACAGAAACTATTTCTCTTCACATGAAAATTTTTATTAAGGTGTTTTCACACACATAATTGAATTAGATATTAATCATAATGTAACTCATCCTACACCACATATTTAAAATGTAGGATAACCAACATTGGTGTGTCAAGTGTTTTTGTAGGAAATCTTACATTGGTATATGATGGTAATAAAAAATCCTCCGAAGAGGATCCTTTTATCAATGAGATAGGAAATTATGGTAAATGAGCTATTTTGGCATCCACAACAACACCCACAATTTTACAATTTCCATTGATTGGTATTAAGCGGTATTGAGGGTTTAATGGTTTTAAGTAATGGTTGCCCGCGTCTACAATATACTGCTTAAATGTAACTTCATTTTCAGATTCTAATTTAGCGACAACTAGCTTGCCACTAACAACCTCTACTGCGGGATCTACTAATATAATCATCCCTTCAGGAATACTTAGTCCAGAAGGAGAGGTCATAGAATCTCCTTTTACTTCTAGCCAAAATGATTCTTCGGAACAATGCACAGTTGTCTCATACCATGTATCGATTGATTTTCTATGATATGGCTCTACGGCCTCAGACCAATTCCCAGCGCTTACCCAGCTAATTAAAGGGTATTCACCACTAGATCTATTAAATTTTAAAAACGAAACATTAGAAATAGGATCTTCTTTTCCATCAACAAGCCAAATAGGGCTTGTTTCAAGAGCACTCGCTAATGCTTGAAGATTAGTGCCATTGGGTTGATAGTCACCTTTTTCCCAACCAGTAACAGTCACACGATTGACTCCAGCTTTTTTAGCTAGAGCCTGCTGTGTCATTTTCAGCTCAAGGCGTCTTTGTTTAATTCGTTCGCTCATTTCTTTCATGTAGGAAAGCCTACCACATTCCAAATGTAAGAATCTTGACATTTAAATGTAAGATATCCTACATTATATGCGTGTGAATTATTCACTTACCAAAGGATTACAAATGAAGAAAAAAGATGTAATCACGTTTTTTGGTGGTACGTGTAAAACAGCAAAAGCCCTCGGTATTAAACATCCTTCGGTGTGTGGTTGGGGATATATCATTCCTAAAGTAAGGGCGTATGAAATAGAAAAAATCACCAAGGGAAAACTTAAATATAACCCTGAACTTTATAGAAAAAATACCAAAACAGCATAAGGCAATTAACTACCAATAAAAGATAGAGCAGGTAGATATGAGCAAACATTCAATTAAAGAAGTTATTAAAGAAATGTGCAAAGCACTGCCGCGGGGACGTTCTGCTATGGCTGGGGCTTTAGGTATGTCACTCGAGACGTTTAATAACAAGTTATACGAAAAAAATGGCTGTCGTTTCTTTGATATTGATGAACAAGAAGCCATGGAAGACATTTCAGGCACTAAGTTGCTGGTGGAATATCATCTAGATCGCCATGGCATGAGTGCATTACCAAAAATAGAAGCGGAAAAGATAGATCAAGTAGAGCTATTTGATATGCGAATGACATTGGCTGCTATGCAAGGATCACTCGCCGTTTTAATTCAAGAAAGCCTTGTTGATGGTGTTTTAACGGATGAAGAAATAGGGCGTATTTATCGAAAAGCAGGAAAAGTTTTTGCATATGCAATTGGGTTCTTGGATTCACTGAAAGTGTTATACGGTGAAAAACAGGATGTGACTAAGAGAGGGTGAAGCCAAAGGTATACGGCCTCTGACTTCGATTGCCAATTTCAATGATGTGAAGAGAAATAAGCATGAGTAGATTAGCGCATTTAATACCTAAAAAGCAATTTCGCTGTTTACCCTTAACTAAAGAGGGAATATTTCGCTATGTAGAAAGCATACCGAGTGACAATCGATCACACAACTACCGAAAAAATATCGATTTGGTAGATAAGAGGACACTGAAAAAGTCATGGGCTGATTTCTATTTCTTGAGTGGAGGAAAATGCAATGCGAAATGAAGATCCCAATCGTCTTGATCGCTATTACAGAAACCCTCGAGGGCTCCTTGT